CAGCCATTGCAACTTTTGAATAAGTCGCAGTTCCGTCACCATTGAATTGAAAAAGAACATTGGCAAGCGATGTAGTTGTTCCCATAAAAACAACTCTTAAGTCACGATAAGACTGACTAATGCTTGAAAAGGTGACTGCGGCTGTTGTAGTACCAAGAGTCACATTTGCTAGAGCTATATAAGCCTGTTCGCCTACTGGCATGATTACCCCTTAATTCCATATAAAGAAAATCGTGTTCCTGCAACCATGTTTCCACCACCAGAGTTTAATCTAATTTGTGTAACAGCAGCAGTGTTTCTCCAAGTTGCGCTAAACATTCTTATTTGATTAATGCTAGTTCCACCGCTTAGGGATCGAGATGTTGTAAATTTATTTGGGCTACTGTAATCTAGAATGTCTACTATATTTGCCGTAAACGCTCCAGATGTGCTATTCGAAAGTTCTGGGATGGCAATAACAGCAGAACTTGAAGTTACTCCACTGCTAAATACGGAACTACCATTTCCCATTATGTAGTGGTATTGAGCATTAACATCGTCACCATTAAATGATATGTAGCAATCAGCCGAAGTTGAGTCAGTCCTCAAAGTCATACGTAACTGCAAATGTTTATAATCTTGTGGAATGTTTGTAAAAAACAAAAATTGAGTAGCAGTGCTAACTAAAATTGTACTAATTTGCTCATAAGCGCCAGGATTATATTTTGCATTTCCAGCAAGCATAGATCGATACCATCTTTTAGCAGTGACCACACTGCGCACCATGCTATTAATCATTTATTAAATCCCAAGTATTGTTAGTTTCATTCCAACTGTAGGCATTGCCATCATTTGGATAAGCAACAGGAGCCTGCCATTTACAAGTACCTTCATTCAATAACCATGATGAATATGGCTTTGGTGAAATAAAAGCATCAAGCTCATGATCATAAGTATAACCAATGCCTGCAAAATTCTTACGAATAGTAGCGTTGTAAGAAGTTTTTACCCAAGTGCCACCAAGATTATCAATCAACCACTGATAGCCTTCGTCACCATTAGGGTCATTATTGTCACCCACTGTTACGCGCACAACAATGTTATTTTCATCAAGTTCAGCCCAATGCGCCATTATCCACCTACCGAAGATCTTAGATAGCGAACAATTACAATACCAGAACCGCCACCACCACTACCAGTTTCACCCGAGTTTAGACCCGTAGCAAGTGACCCTCCGCCGCCGCCAGAATTTACACGTCCGTCACGGCTTGAGTTCTGTGGACCACCGCCACCAAATCCTACTTGCACAGTTCCAGCTTTACCGCCGAAGTTTGCATAGTCAAGACCAGAACCTGCTCCACCACCAGCATAACCAGTAAACCCAGTAGAAGAAACCCAACTGCCTATTGAGTAGCCGTTACCACCGTTACCACCCTGAGTGTTTGATGCAGTTCCACCAGCAGAAGCAAAACCACCACCTCCACCACCAGCAGCGTTACCGCCACCACCGTAAGAAGTTCCTCCATTATTTCCCTGACCGGAAGTGCCAGTTCCACCAGAGTAACTACTAGGTGCACCACCACCTCCACCACCAGAACCACCTGAAACACCGGCAGAGTCAGAGTCACGAGAGCCACCGCGTCCACCACCAACTGCAGCAGTAAGGGCACCAAAAACAGAGTTAGAACCGTTACCAGTAGAGTTTTGTGGGCTACCACTAGCGCCACCAGCACCGACTGTTACAGAATAAGAGGCAGGACTTAAGGTTGTTGTAGAAGTAAATACGCCTCCTGCACCTCCACCTCCACCACCATTTGTTCCGGCACCTCCACCACCAGCAATTACTACAATATCAGCACTAACTGGTAGACCAGAAAGAACTAGGTTTCCATTAGCAGTAAAAGTGCGGTAATAATAACTTGCATCTGATGTTAGTGATCCGCCATTAATTGTGGTCGGGGCATAAGCAGCGTTGCCAACTAAGTTGGAATTATATTTAATAAAATTAGATAATACGCTTGAACGCGCAACGCTTTGGTTTGCCATGGTTAGGCTCCTTAGCTAATTTCAGAACCAAATGCTGTAAAAGATAGGTCCGTTGTTGATGCGTAGACTGTTAGAACATCTGTGGCAGCCAGCGTCATTCCCAGTGTTAGGGTTGTGCTATCTGATGCTCCAACAGTAATATCGTAAGCAAGATAGTGTTGATTGGCAAGTGTAGCGCCTGCTGGTCTTACTGCAATACGGTAAGTTTTTACAGAGGCAGATCGGTTAGCCACAATAAGAGTGCTAATTATAGCGGATTTACCAGCCCCCACCGTGTAGATATCTGTATTAGTTGTTGCGGCTGGCGCTGATTGCGCTAGCACTTTATATGTTGTTGGCATAATTTCCTATCCTAAGCGCCCATTAAAAGAAATGAACTAAAGTTTGCTTCACCAGCACCTTCGCCGTTTACCCAAAGGCTATTAGCAGCGTCGTAAACCAAAGCCTGGCCATCGGTCAAGTTGGTAAACTTTACATTGTGAATTTCATTTAACTCAAAGCCGTTTTGAACTTTGACAAAAATTTCACCTTGACTTGCGTGAACCTGAGTAACAATACCGATAAATACCAAGTGGGCCGGTGCGTAAGGCTTAGAGGCCAAGCCATAAATCAGGTTCCCAGCAGTACCCAACCAAACAGGGTCACCAGCAGTAGCGGTTGAAGTATTCAACCCAGCAAGCAAACCCTCAGTAACAACATTTACAAAAGCGTTAGTGGTACCGCCCGCTTCAAGCAAACCAATTGTCTTAGATGAGGTTGATTCAGAAGCGTTTGAAGCCTTTGAAACAATTATGTTTGTTCCGCTAGAAGAACTTACATAAACCGCTTGACCCTTAGCGATTGCTTCGCCAAGTTTGACTTCGTGCTTAACAACAGAGGTGTAACCAGCTGTAGGTGCACTGGAAGTCCAAGTGGTGTTGTAATCAGTGCCATCGACCTTCGCAAGAATCTGACCAGTTGTTCCGCCAGCTGCAACACCAGTTTTTTGATATGGCAATAAGTTCCATGCGGTCGTGCCATCACCGTATTTAACAAGTTTAGTATCAGTTTCTAGACCCGCTTCACCTGCAGCCAAAACTGGATTTACTGATGTCCAGTTAGCAGCCGTATCTCTACGGTGCTTAATTACTGTTTGGACTGCCATCAGGCCGTTCCTCCATCAATAGTTGTAATTGCTGCTGGGTCAAAAGTCAAAGTGGATGTAGTACTATTATACAGGATTGGAGACACCGCAGTCAAATTTGAAAGTGAACCTGCTGGTCCTTGTTCACCTTGAATACCTTGAATACCCTGGATACCTTGTGGTCCAGTATCGCCAGTGTCACCCTTGGGTCCGGTGTTTCCAGTATCACCTTTGATACCCTGAATACCTTGAGAACCAGTTGCTCCAGTGGCACCAGTAGCTCCCTGCAAAGCAAGAGGCATCCAGTTGGTCGCACCGATTTCGGGCACTTGACCAACAGTTGGATTACCAGATGCAAACCAAGAAGAATTGTTATAGTATACAGCATCGTTGTTTATATAGTCAACCGTGTTTGACCAGGTGCCCTGCCAGTTAAGACCAGTTGCCCCAGTAGCTCCGGTAGCACCGGTATTACCCGTGTCACCCTTATCGCCACGGGGAATTGTAAAGTTGAAAACTGCAGCACTAGATGTACCAGCATTAGTAATTACTGCACTTGATCCAGCGGTGCCTGTGGTTACTGTTCCAACCGCAATAGTGGCAGCAGTACCCGTGGCTCCTGTAGCGCCTGTGGCTCCGGTGGCACCTGTTGCGCCTGTGGCACCAGTAGGACCAACTATGTAAAATGTGCCATTAGAATCAGGAACCGGTGAAAGTTGGGTCAGATCAACCGTAGTTCCTTGAGGCAAAGAAAAGCTAAAAGGATGCAACTTGATTGGCGAACCAAGCTCATCAGTGATTGCAAACTCTACTTCCCAAGTCCAGTTCACTGGGTTCAGGTCGGCATCGTTTGTTGCTACAAGGCGAATACCCTGGGTTCCATCAGGGCCAAGAAGGTAGCCATCCGCGTTTAGGGTTGCCTCAACACGAGAAGGCACAATAGTTACCGGGCTAGGTGACGCTGCTATGTCTTTTAAAAAAGCCGGAGATGGGTTGAAAAATACTGAGCCCTTAGCAGGGACCCCATCTGGAAAAGCATCAGAGTCGCTGCCATCAGCGTAGGCAAGTAGGAAACGGCCAACTACTGTGCCGTAACCTACGTTCGATGGGAGAGGCATTAATATTCCTAAATAGTCGTCAAGTCAAGAGTTGCGCCACCAGCAAGGCTAAAAGTCTGGTTAGGTAGCATTTGAAGGGTTGCGCCATCTATGTCAGTAAGTCTGTATTGTGCAGTCCAGGTCCAGCCAACTGGAACGTTGTCTGTGTCATTTGTTGCAAGTAATCTAACACCACGAGTGTTATCAGAGCCTAAAACATAACCCTCTGAATCCAAGGCGCAAACAATTGGGCGAACAAGAATAGTTACAGGCGATGGTGTGCCAGTAGCATTTTTAAGGCGTTCAACAGATGGCACAAAGACAATGCTACCCCCACAGGCGACACCATCCGGAAAAAGATCAGCATCTACTCCATCGGCATAGGCTAGCAAAAAACGACCAACTACGGTTCCGTAACTGATATTTGAGGGGAGTTCGTTAGCCATAATACTCTATTCTACCAGACTTAGGCTGTTCCGCCGTCAATGGTTTGGCTAGTCTGTGATGACCAGTATGAACCATTCCATATCCATGATTTACCAGCAGCAGTAAATACTTGATTTACAGTTGGGCTATTCGGAAAGTCAATTGCTGCCATTATTCTGGAATACTTTCAATCACGATGGGGGAAACAAATACATCTGCAACACTGTCGTAGATGTCGCCAATTCCCGCGTACTTTCCGCGAATGTTGCCGTTGTAACTTGTCTGTACCCATGTGCCTTCTAGGCCAAGTGAGTTCAGGTAAGCCTCGCCGTCTTGCTCATGCTCATTGTCCACTACAACAACATTAGTAACGATACCGTTTTCAATTTTTGCAAAGTGTGCCATTATAGTGCGCTCCAATATTTGATAATTGCTACACCTGAACCACCAGCGCCACCTGCGATTGAGTTTCCGTTCCAATATCCTGCACTACCGCCACCACCAGTATTAGCAGTTCCATTTTGGCTAGAAAAAGCACCTCTGTTAGCACCACCACCGTTTGTAGCCATACCAAATCCGCCAAAGTTTCCACCGTGCATTGCGCCTCCACCGCCAAATCCAAATGCACCAGCAGACAAAGACACTGCTTGGTTACTTGTAGCGCCAGTTACAACAGCAGCACCCTGCCCCCCAAGAGCACCACCAAAACCGCCATAATTACCACGTGAAGCACCAGAGCCACCGACTACTGACCAAAGGGCACCGAAAGATGAAGTTCCACCAGTACCGCCATTAGCAGGGTCGCCAGCACCACCGCCTCCAATAGTTATAGTGTAAGCAGTATTTGGTGTTACCGATAAAACGTTATAGTCAACAGAACCACCACCACCGAAAGCCCAAGCGTTTCCATTGTTTGGTCCAGTCCCACCACCACCACCACCGCATAAAATAACCTCGACAGAAGTCACGTCAGCAGGTGCAGTCCAAGACTGGGTTGAGTTAATTTTTACAACGCGCTCAGACTTTGCAGCAGCAACTGCTGGCGCTGGATAAACTGAATAACCCATTAAGCTACCTCGACTCCTGAGATGTGGAAGTTCACAGTCACTGCGCTAGCGAAACCAGCGATAATCTTTGTGGCTGCTAGAGCCTGCTTTAGGTCAAAAGATGCAAAAGAGTTAGCAGCGATTGATACTGCTGGAACCATTACTACGCCATCTAGGGTGATAGTAAATGTAGCAGCAGATGCTGCTGTGTTTGTCACCACAATATTTGTGACAGTAGTGACTGTCGCTGCTGGCACTGTATAAAGGGTGGCGCTTGATGTTGCTGCTGCACCTCTATAAAGAGCCTTAATTGTTGCTGCCATGTTTTCTACCTATCCTAGTAAGCGCCGATAACCTGAAGATTGACAAACTCGTCAATGTTTGCTGTCGGACCAGCTGGGCCTGTCGCACCCGTTGCTCCGGTTGCACCAGTTATGCCCTGTGGTCCAATAAGGCCACCGACAACATCAACCCAATACCCATCATACCCAACAAACAAAGTTGCATTTGTTGAATTAAACCAAAAAGATCCATTTATAACCGTCGGAGCTGTTTCAGCAACTGTCACTTTTGCATCCGGAACATTTATCCAAGAAGTGTTATAGTCTGTGCTATTAACTTTAGAAAGAATCTGACCAGCAGTTCCACCCGCTGCAACACCAGGCCCTGCAGGACCTGTGGCTCCAGCGGGACCAGTTGGACCTGGAACTGTCGAGGCCGCTCCAGTTGCCCCAGTCGGACCCTGAATGCCTTGAGGGCCTTGGGCACCTTCAAGTGACGCAAGCCATTCTGATTGAGTTCCAGTAAAGCCATCAAGCTGTGCAACCTGATAAGCAGAAAGACCAGTTAGCCCTTGCGCACCAGTAGCGCCAGTAGCGCCCGTACTACCAGTTGGGCCAGCCGGACCCAAAGGACCCATAGCACCTGTAGCACCTGTTGGGCCGGTATCGCCAGTATCTCCCTTTGGTCCTTGAGCACCCTGAGGACCTTGCGCTCCTTGCGGTCCAGTAGCACCAGTTGGTCCCGTTGGACCTGCAGGCCCCACAGACCCCACGTTACCTTGCGGTCCCTGAGGACCCGTAGGTCCGATGTCACCCTGAGGTCCTTGATCGCCATCAAATCCGCGTTCGCCCTGTAAACCTTGAGGTCCAGTCGCTCCAGTATTTCCTTGAGGGCCTTGAATACCCTGCGGGCCTTGTGCACCATTTGTCCCGTTCGCTCCCGGCTGACCTTGAGGACCCTGAGGACCCTGTGGGCCCTGAGGCCCCGCAGCGCCATCCCCACCTCCAGAGCCGCCACCCTTACGCTTATCAAGTTTCTTGATTTCTTTTTCAACAGTATCGCCCCATTCCTGCGATTGCGCAGGCAGGTTTGAGTCCGGAAAGATAATCATCCTTTTATTATACCTTAGAAGGCGAAATCGCCCCGGAGCGATAAATGCTCTACAGGGCGACTTCAGTTGTCCACACAACAACAACAACGAAGGAGAAGATCGTTGTAGCAATTATTTTATCATACAAAAAAGAAAATCCCCACAACCGAAGTCATGGGGAAATTCTTTAGAGTTTGGTTATTATGAACCGGCTCCAGTTGAGGCGATTGTTCCAGCAGGAACAAAGAATCCACCAGTTGCAATGTGGCGGATTCTCATCTGCCAGTCGTCATTGTCAAATGAGCCATAAGCCTCAGGGACAGCCCCTCCGCCTAGTGCAACACCTGATGCAGACTTAACACGAAGCTCAGGAGTCTCGAATCCACGAAGGAATCCAAGAACAACGCTTGGGTTTAGTGATGCGTTTGGTGTTGGGATTAGGAACCAGTAAGCACTAGCGCCTGAGTTGATCTTTGTGATCCAGTCGTTTACAACAATGCTCACCTGTGAACCGATTGGGTTACCAGTGATGGTCTTTGTAACAATTGAACCAACAGTTGCTGATGTCTCAACAGTCTGAACAGCAAGGATCTTACGTGCAGTAAGCTCAAGCGCACGAGGGATTACCAATGCGAAGCTGCTTACAGGCTGGATTAGCTTGCCGTTGTACTGCTGCAGGTTTGCAGCCTGGATAGCCTTCTCTAGGTTCTCTAGAGTTAGTGCACCGTTACCTGAGAATAGGTTGTTGTTGCCTGACTTGAAGTTAGTAGTGTTCAAACCTGAGGTTGAAACAAGTTGCTTTGTAACTTCTTCGTCTTCTTTACCAGCAGCCTTTAGACCAAGTTCGATAGGTAGACGCTCTAGCAATGAGATGTTGCCGTCGTTTACAACAGCCTCCCATGAGAAACGTACACGCTGACCGGCCTTCTTTACTGCGAAGTCGCTCTCAGTAACTGAGAACCAACCTGCAGTTGGGTACTCGTCGTACTCGCCAACGGTAGGAAGTGAGCCGTCACGGAATGTGTCGCCCTGGTTGTCCTTGCCGTCATCTTCGTAACGAAGGTTTAGGTACTGCTGCTTACGGAAGTCATCAACAACTAGACGAGTTGCGAACTGGTCCCAAACCTTTGGCTGGGCCTGGTAGTTCTCAAAAAGAATCTTGTTGATGGTTGGAGCTAGCTGGATTGGTAGATCTGAAGTAGAAATACCTTCCTGTAGCTTTAGCTTGTCCTGACGGTTACCGCGAAGGGCACCCTCAAGAAGCTTTGCGGCTTCTACTTGACGTGAAGTAATGTTTTCATTCATTTTCTATATTCCTTACGCCGCAGCCGGTACTAGACGAACATAAATGCTGCCTGCAGTTGTGGTTGTCTTTGCAGTCACTGCGTGACCGATGAACTTGTTACTTGTAGAAGTAACATTGATAACGCCAGCTGAGGTAACGTACATTGCTGCACCAACAGTAACTGCTACAGAAGTGGTGAGTTCAAACACACCGTTCATCTTTACAGTTGCGTAAGTGTTTCCGTCTTGACCAGTTACTGCGTCGTTTTGTGCTACACCAATAATCTGACCAACCTGAACCAAGTTACCTGATTTAACAGTGCTTGCTACTGGAAGGACAAGTTCATTGCCGTCTTTGTAAATCTCATTAAGAGCCATTTACTTTTCCTTTACTTTCTTGTAATGCGTGAGGTAATTGCAGCCCACTCATCAACTAGGTTGGTTGTCGCTGCTTCGCGAATAACACCAGAGGTGCTAGTTGCTACAGCAGTAACAGCAGACTCACTCACAAGAGAAACATAGTTCTTCTCTTCTGCAATTAGTTCATCTACAGTTTTGGTGTTTGTTTCGGACTTTAGTGCCTCAACTACGCGGGTAAGCGCAATCTTTGGTAGTCCAGATTCGTTAAACTTCTCAGCAACTTCAACTGGGTCGAGCGCAGGAGCCTCATCTTCCACAGTCTCAGTTTCCTCAACAGCAGCGTCTGCTTCTTCAGCAGCGGCAGTAGCAGACTCTACAAGAGTAACTACTGATTCGCGTAGTGGAGTGAGAGCCTCAACGAAGGTTGCCTTAACGTCAGCAATAGCTGCGTCAAATTCTTCCTTAGTAATAGACATATCTTCATTTTCCGTTTCTGATTCGGCTACAACAGTAGCTCTATCTTTTGATTTATAACTTTCGAGAAGGGAAACAAATTTTCCTCCTGCGCCAGCTACTGTTACCACATCGAGGCTAGTAAAAGGATCTGATACTAGAGATTCGACAATGGAGCCTTCTCTGCCATCGGCTTCGCCAAAAGCAGCGACTCCCATAGCATGAATTGATAAACCTATGTCGCCAGCCATCTCTTTGATGATTGGTGCATAGTGAGAGTAAAATTCAACATCAGCGTAAAGGGACTTATCCGATTCGTTGAAAAAAGCATCTGTAGTTAACTTGCCAGCAAGTTGGTGAACATCGCGCTCGGGGCGATCAGATGCTTCGCTGATGGATGGGTGGTTCATGAAAACTTTTGTGCCTTTTGTGAAAACACTCGGGCCGTATTGGGCTAACATTTCAGAACCGTAATAACCCGAACTTCCCCAGCCGGATTCGATTACCTTAACTCGCCACTTTTTTCCGCTAGATGCTACGGCTTCAAAGCCGACGCTTTCGCTCAGATTTAAGCGTTTCATTATACTCCGATAGGGATAGGTATTATTACTTCAAAAACTATAATACCATAACGAAATTATAGATTCTGGTCTCGTAACTGATTATCGCCATCATCTAAAGCACCAACAGTTCCAGACTGTCCTTGTGCCGGAACAACAGTTCCATCATTGGTTGTTGTTTGCACAAAGTTCAAGTTGTTTGGAATCATAATTCCATCCGGACCAGTTTCTGCAAACGGAGTAATGTCAAGAATGTCAAGGATTGCCTTGCGATATTCTTCCTTGCGCAAAGTTCCAGTCTCCCAAGCCATCGCCAAAGCCTGAACCATTCTGTGAGTAGGCTCAGTCTCAATTGAAGGCCAAGTGATCTCGATACCGTTATCCATTCCATAAAAACGCAAGATGCGCTTGTAGAACAAAGACCAAGAGTGCTGACGAGATTCCATTGCCTTTTGGGTCGGAGTGTCCAAAGTCTGTGCGGTGCTGTAAGCACCAGAAGAACCCGGGTCGCTCAAAAGAGCCACAATCGAAACTTCCAAACCAGAAGCAATCATCGCAGCAATAGGCTTACCTGCATCAAAGTCGTAACCTGCCCCAGCCTTAGGCATTGGGATCAAGTCGGTATCAGAACCCATCGCAGCGGTCGCACCCACACGGTTAGTGCCACCATCGGAAACTGCAATCTTTGCAGCAGCATTAGTCACACCAACACGAGACTTGGAAGAAACCTTGTAAGCAAACTGTGCCAAAGCCTTAGTCATGATAGTTCCGTTTTCTAGGAACTCACGGTACAACTTGGCCCAAGCCAAAACAGGTAGTGCATCAGGGATTCCAAAAGTCCAACCGATCTGACGGTTGAAGCCGTGGTAAAACATTGTCTTTGTTGTGTCAACAATTTCAGTCTTGCCATTTACTTCAACGCTTGGGGTAATTGGACCAGGGTAAGCATCGGTGTAATACCAGCGAAGAACTTCGCGGTCAGCAATTGAATTGTTGCGCTGAATCCACTCGCGGCGAACAGCCCAAATAACTTCATTGTTGTCTGGGTCAGTCATAACTGCGGTGACCTCTTCAAGAGAAACACGCATTGGGTTTTTCTTCTGGTCAATCAGCACAAAGATGTTGCCATCGGTGTACGCTGCCAACTCAAGTTCTTCCCAAGCCACAGAAGAAAACAAGTAGCGCTCACTCAAAGGAGAATAAACTTTATTTTTCATCTGGTTCGACAACTTAGGCAAACCCATGCCACGAGACCAAACATAAGATGAACGCAACTTAGCACCGCGCTTTAGAAGCGGATTGCCAACTACAAGCTCGCGCAACTGAGCAGAAGCATTACGAAGGTCTGAAAGATCAAGGCCAGACTCTTTAGTGCCATAAACAGGGGACCAACCCTGACTATCAATCATCATTGACACATTTGCCAAAGATTCAGACAGTTCAAGGTTCTCAGTTTGCATACGCAAGAAAGCATTTTTTAAATCTGCAATTTCGCCAGTTTCTTCAGATAAACGTAAAGTTTCTTCTTTTAATTGGGAAATTTCGTCAATTTTTTTCATAAATCTAATTCTATCAGATAGGCATGCCGTCACGAGCCCCAGCATCTAGCATTTGCCAAGGATCCATGGTCAAAACAGTTCCGTGATCGTAAAGCGCGTAAGGGTTGTCAATCACTGCGCTGATCTCAGCACAAGCATACACAGCAGCATCCAGGTTGTCAGGGGACTTCATGCCCCTAGATCGCATGTCATCTTTAGATTCAATTTGGATTCCACCCTTAGGTGAGAACTTAAACTTAATCATCAACATCTCATCAAGAAGTTTCTCATCATTAGGATCAATGTCTAACTCGCGCTTAGTCATCTTCTCGCGCATCTGGTCATAATACAAAGCACGAGCATTTAGCCACCTCAGGGTATCCGGTGACTTACCTGAACCAATCATCGCCACCACTTTGTAGCCTTTACGCCCGTAAGAGTCGTCATTCATCAGAATATCAATCACACCAGCACCAATACCGGAACCGTCAATACGAACCTCGTCAGCATTAGTGTCAATTGCAATCCTGTGAATACGCCCAGCAGTCTCAGTCAGGGTTACCTTGTTCCACTTGTCATAAAGTCGAAGGCGACCCTGGTAGTTTGTGTAAACGGCATTGTAGTCATCACCCATGCGAGCGATGTCCACGCCTAAGACGCAAGGTTTATCAAGGTTTTCTTTGATATCTGTGTCAACGGCTTTATCAATGCTGGCTTGCGAAAAGAACATTGCATCAGATTCCTCAGGGAACTCAGCAGAGATCTTTGCTTTGAAACGCGCAGAGTCCTCACCCCACTGAACCTTCATGTCCTCAACCCACTGGATCTGTGGCAGCAGGCTTGCCAGTTTCGGGCTTACCTCTTCGCCGGTAAAGTTTGGAGTGTCGTAAGCCGAAATGCTCATCTTGTTCCAAGTCGGATCATTCTGCTTAAAGATTCTGCCGAACGCAGTCTGAACATCGTCAGGGTTAGCAATCGCCAAAATGCGACAGTTCTCAGCGGTGGTGTTAACCTCAGCCGCGGTGAAAATCATCTCAGGGCAACCCACAGCCTCATCAATTAGAAACATAACACCATCAGGTCTATGCAAACCCTGGAAGGCTGAGAAGTCCATGTCAGCAGGGCGGCGACCAAAAGCAATCTGCTTTTCAATTATGCGCTTGTTGCCTTTGTCATCAATACCCTCAACCGGAGTCTTCCATTGGTCATCTTGAGTTATCTTGCCAGGCAAACCATTCTCAACATAATGCTTACGGATTTCCTCCCACAAAATGTTGTGCACCTGATTGTAAGTCGGCGCAGTCGAAACAACTAGGGAATTCGATCCTCGGGTTGCGATCCACCAACAGGCCGCAATTCCCATTGTGTAAGATTTTCCAGTTGAGTGCGCAGACTTGACTGCAGTACGTTTGTTTTGTGCGAGAGAGGTAAGCATTTCTTTTTGCTTAGACCAAAGCTCCGCTCCCAATACTTCCTGCGCCCAGAGAACCGGATCGTGATAGTAAATGTCGTTCTTACTTTTCTTGCGGAGATTCTCCAGCGCTTTGTCAATAACATCATCTATCAATCGTCTTCCTCACCATCGTCACCATAAGGACTAAACCCAATCGGGTGGTAACTTGCCAACTCATTCTTTGAAGAGTCAACAATAGCCAAATCTCCCTTTTCAAAACACTTGTGCTGCTCGCGCCACTGATTAAGCAACCTTAGCTCATCTTTAGGGCGCTCTGCACTAAAAGCCGCCCCACAACCACAAGTCTCTGACAAAGACATTAATCATTGCCTCTCTCAGCAGCCAAGTCATACTTAGCCTTTACCAAACCTTCAGCAGCCATGCGATCAATCTCATTCTTAGAAACTTCAGGGAACTGCTTCAGTAATTCTTTCTTCATGTGCTCCAAAGCAATATCGAAAGCGCGACCCATAACCTGAGCCTGATGATCGGTTACCTTTTGGAAATCAACATCAAGTTTTTTATTCTCAGAATCCAGTCTTTGACCAATTGTCGTAAGAGTCTGCAAAAGCAAACGAGCATGTTGCGGATCTTTAATCTCCAAAGCATTTTGCTTCAGGCTATCTTTCAATTCGTTTAGTTCATACAAGAGGAGTTGGCGGCGTTCCAACTCAGTCCAAATGTCACGACCCTCAAGCATCTTCTTGACGTGCATAACCGCCTGAGCAGCAGGCACACCAGACTGGCGTTCCATCTCCTGGCCAGAAGCACCAGAAGCAGCAAGCCTTAAAAGAATTTCATCAAGGACATTTATTTCTTTTGACAATTGCAACCCTTATCGAGTTTAGATTCCAGTTCATTAAAACGGCGATCAATAAAGTAAGCCATCGCATCTAAGATCTCGAGCACAGAAGGCTGAGGTTGCTCTTGTGGTTCTTCTGTCGGCTGATCGTCAGCGATGCCTCGATTTGAGGATTTTTTATTTTGAAAAATTTTTTCAGGATCCATTATTTCAACTCCTCAGTATTTTTGAAATCTTTATAGGCTTCAAGGCAGATAGCCAAAATATCCCACAACTCAGCGCCATGAGGGCACTCAAAGAAGATAGGCAACTCCTGATCTGACCCACCATCAAAGACAGCCGAATAAACAGCCACGACACCCTCAGGGTCCGGATCGATCAAAACGAGCTTCAACGAATGAGTATCGTTAAAGTCCACATTAATTAGAAAGTTCATACCAAGACCCTATCACATGCCAAAATGGTGAAAATGGCAAAACTGGGTATACGGTTCCTAGATTCCCGCATAGTCCAAAAACCCCTAAAAAAATGATTTCTTTGGGGGTCTTGGATTTTCTAGCTTTGGCTTAGACTGTCAAGCGCAACTCCTTTGCCAATTCGGTAAAGTCGGCGCATCGTGCGAGCCAATAGACTGGGGCGTTTCGTTTCGCGTATTCAACTAGGTGCACCATAAGAACGGCGAAGGCTCTCACCTCGGCTGGGTTGTTGGTTCCCTCGTGTTGCCTGAACTCGATTGTCTTTGGTCGGTGATTGCTAAAGTGTGGGCTGGTATTGACTGCCTTGTATTTTTCAGTTCCCTGCCCTGCGCGGTTCTGCGCCACCTCGGCGGTCGTGTTGTCTTGGCAGTAGTATCCGTCTCGCCTGCCTGCGATTGGCTCCAACAGGTCGCCTATGGCGCGGTAGGCGCTGATAACCTGCGCCACCTGTGTAGGTGTCAAGTCTGCGCTTCCGACGTGAATGTGTAACCCGCAAGTGTCGTTTACCTCGGCGTCTTTCAAGTCGGCAAGTCTCAAGATTTTCAGGCTCAACGGGTGTGTGGTTGTGGTGCCTCCAACGCTGGTGATTTCCTGATACTCCCCTGCGCCGTTGCACTCCGATTGCCCGCAGTCGTGTTCTGGGCTGTCGTTGTTGTCCTCGCAGTTATCGCAGTTGCAGTCGTGATAGTTGCAACTGGTGCACGAACATTCGCAGTCCTCGCTCTGGTCCTCGCGTGTAACACTTCCGTCTGACTTGAATAACAAAATCTCCTCAAGGCTGACTGGTCGCGCGTGTGGGTCGTTTGCCTCGCGCTCAAGGTTCTGCGCGCGTAGTTGTCGAATGACATTCAAGCGCACATCATCGGCGCTTGGCGTTTCGATTTCGTATCCATAGGTTCGTGGCAGTTCGCGCGGTGTTGCCTTGGCGAGCGCGCTTCTGAACTCTTCCCATTGACTCGTGATTGCTTCGCGCTGTTCGCGTGTGCTCTCGTAGCCAACGCGCCTCACTTGGCACCACCTTTCGCAATTAGCGCGATTAGGGCGATTGTTGCGATTGTCGCATATGCGGTAGCGATTGGCAGGAATAACGCGGTTGTCTTTTCGCCTATCGCGAGATAGAGCGACACGGCGAGCGCGGTGGTGAACGCTAGGGCTATGAACTTAAGGGCTTTCATTTTTTGACCTTTCGGCTAGTGATTAGTGGGGCTTTTTGCCTTGGTTCAACCTTATCAAAATCAAGGGGTTTTCTCTACTTATGCAACGAGCTTTGGCAATTCGTTATCATTTCGTTATCTAATGTTTACCTAATGAACAATTTTATTTTCTCGGCGTGTCGATTTGACTTTTGCCCCTTGGTAGTGTAGCTGCACATTTAGATAACAATTTGATAACGGCTCTTGACTTTTGGCGCTCTATGGTGTAAGCGCGTGGCGTGGCGCTCATTCTCAGGAAACTCTCAGGAAACGCCCAGCGAACTCACAGGAAAGTTATCCACAGGTTTGGAGATACTTATCCACAGTTCAGCCGGCTCTCAGGAAACTCTCAGGAAACTTTCAGGGTTTTTTTCGGCACCCCCCGCCCTAAGCAAGCCAGACCGCGAGCGCGTATAGGTGCCTGCGCCATCGCGAATTCCCAAATTCGTCTCGAGTGCCAGCGCCAGCGCAAATTCCCAAATGTTGCCCCCACCAGCGCGAATTCCCAAAACTTCTAAATGCCCGAGAGCGAGCGCGAATTCCCAAATATGATGGCTTGACGACACGCCGATCGAAATTAGGGCTTGACAATGATGGTTTGACGGGTGTAAGTTGATATTTAGCAACACGAGAGAACACGGCTAAACCTCGTGTTTTGACCCCTTGCCCCCCAAGTGGTAGTGTTGTTAGTGCACACAACGAAGTGTGTTTACGAATGGGCGACGGCGCTCAGACTTTGTGATTAGGGTCTGGGCGTCGTTTTCTTTTCTAGCTTTACTACTTGACATAATCACAAACATCGATTAGGCTATAAACAACAACGCAAGATTGCGTTAGAAATGGAGATGCAAATATGTGTTCAATCGCTGGTTTTTCACTATCACAAAATTCACGAGTAAATCCTCGTCAGTTGTCCCACGCCCTTCTCGTCGAGATGGATGTTCGTGGCAATCAGGCTTCAGGCTTTGCTTATCAATCAAGCACGACTTCTGGTGTTTACAAGAAGAACGTCGCTGGCGCTAACCTGTCTGTCAAGCAGATGTCTAAGGGCACTCGTTTGGCTGTCTTGCACACTCGCTACGCAACTCACGGCTCTGCCAAGGTTATGGAGAACAATCACCCAGTTCTCAGCCCTGACAAGTCAATCAGTCTCGTTCACAACGGCGTTATCTACAATCACGACTTAGTTCGTGAGGGTATTACCGCTCAGTTGCCAGAGGTAGACACCGCTGTTATTCCTGCGTTATTAGAGCAGTTCGACCGCGACACAGATTCATTCGAGCGCTTAGATGGCGATGCTTCTGTTGCTTGGCTTGACGAGTCAGACCGACTAACTCTCAAGGTTGCTCGCGTTTCACACTCACCTCTAGTTATTGCCCAACTTGTTGACGGCTCGTTTGTGTTTGCTTCTACTGAGTCTATTTTGCTCAATGGTCTCAAGCGTTGCGGTCTTGCTGTTATTTATATGGAGAATGTTCCTGAGCGTGTTCTTATGACTGTTCGCGATGGTATGTTGACCGATGTAGATGCTCTGCCTGCCCTACACCCAGATTACGAGCAGAAGTTTACCTATGACTACAAGTCTTATCGCGGTATGACTTCAGGTGGGTATGTATTCAATGACCCAAAAGCCTATGGCTCGGAGATAGACCAAAATACTTCGATGTTTGCTTCTAATGGCTACTGGGTCGAGGACGATGAGGACTTCTCTTTTGAGTTGCCACCTATCGAGGGCTACTCTGTAAATCAGTTTGGAGAATACTTTGACGAGCAGGGCACCTATATGGGTTCGATCGACGATATGGTTGAAATGGGCTACATTTATGAGACCGATTTCGGCTATCAGGCGTCTGGTAATGCGAAGTCCTATTTGGATTCATTTAGCCAAAAGTATGTCGATGAGTTGTTTTAGAAAAAGTTATCCACAGGCAGTTTTTCAACTACCCCCTCACTAGTATTTATTATGTTATATATTATTATATAAAATAATATATAGTATAGATACACTTATGACTTTTGACATTCTTGAATAGGATATGGTGCGTTTTTTCCAAATTTGGACCATATCCGATTCACAAAAAGATAACGAAACGATAACAAATCAACAAACGCGACACGAAACCCAACATAATTTCATAAAAGTATGTAAACTAAAATATAGTAAAAGTAGTCCACACAAAAATCACACCGCCATATTCCATTCACCGAATCGAATATGGTCAAATCACAAAAGGAGTTATCCACAATGATTCAAAGCATAAAAGACCAAATCACCAAGTCAGAAACACGCCTTGCCGACTATGCTGACAACCTTGCTAACTGGTTCGGGTCAGAGCGCGACACACTACCGCTCAACAAGCCCGAGATGCCTTTTGAGAGCGTTTATGTAAAGTCAATGCTTGACAAGATGAACGGCGAATACCGGAACTTGCTCAGGCTTCAGGCACAACTCACCGAGTTCAACGTAAATGTAAAGGAGTCCACACTTGTCTAACCCTTGCGATAATTGCGAAACTAACACCTTTGCCACAACTTACAAAGGCTTCAAGTTTTGCTGGGAATGCTACGACCATTACAAAGATGCCGAGATGAATCACCCAGCCTACAAAGCCACACAAGCAAAAGAGCCAACTCTGCTTCGAGCGATTGACTTGTTTGACGAGTTGATTATGTATACAAAAGATAAAGAACAATATTTTGCCAAATCCAAAAATAACCTTGAAGATGTCAGGGGTGGCGAATACGATTACTACGAGGGTGCCGAAGAAGCATACTCACACCTAGCATCACAAATCAGCCGACTAAAAGGAGAATTACTAAATGGCTAATTTCACAGGTATCATCACAATCCCATTCGAGATCGAATACGCAAGCACCCCAGAGGTGGCAGAGGAAATTATCAACTATGTTCTTGACCGCTTTGGCGAGCACAACTTTGACCACCTAACTTTCAGATGGGATAACCCAGACTGGACTGTTGAGGAAAACGAGGTGACCCCGAATGGCTAAAATGGCTAGTCTTTGGAACGAGCAATACGAACGCGACCTTACTAATGGGTGCTGGTGTCTCGATTGCAAGTGGAGTTCAGAAGTTATTACAGACATTAGTTTTTGCCCTGTTTGTGGCTCTGACAATGTTTACCAAAGTGAAAACGCGAGAAAGAGAGGAGTGGCTCAAGATGTCAAGAAAAATCAGAAGCGTGGGCGTATATCAGTCAGAGAATTTCAGTCTTATCGAAATCCTAGCAACTAAGGCTCAGGGCGATGAAGCGCTCAAAAGGCACAAAGAGCCAGTTGTGGTAAAAACCTATTATGAGGTTTACCCGAGCCAACTGGAAGTCTTGTCTTACGCTCAGGCGTTTGACTTGGAGATGATTATTGACCACGCAAGGAAATGGAGAAAACTAAATGGAGAAGGATAAAGAGAAGTCAGAAATGACTCAAGCCGAACTTTGGCGTTTAGAAGAAATTGAAGAAGCAAAGTTTGATTACCGATTAGACCTAGATGAATACCTAACTGCAAAAGGAGAAAAATAATGTCAGAACAAATCACAATAACTGGCTTAGTGGCCACCACACCTCGGCACCTTGTGACCCAAGATTCCCTGCCGATTACCTCGTTCCGTGTGGCTTCAAGCCAAAGGCGTTTCGATCGAAATCAAAACAAGTGGGTAGATGGTGAAACAAATTGGTATACGATTACCGCTTTCAGGCAGTTGGCAATCAATGCTGCAAGTTCTATCAACAAGGGTGACCGCATTGTAATCGGCGGAACGATTCGCATCCGCGACTGGGACAATGGGGAACGCGCTGGGACTTCTGTTGAGGTTGAAGCAACTTCGATGGGTCACGATTTGAGTTGGGGCAATAGCGTATTCACAAGGACTGTTTTGGTTCGTGAAGAAGACCCACAAGACGATGATGGCACACCGCCACAGGTTGTTCCCTCTAAGCCGAAACACGAATGTAATTGTGGTAAGTGCGACAAGAACGAGAGGAGCAACTAATGCCTAATTGGGTTTACACCGATTTAGATATTCGTGGCAACAAAGAAAGTCTTGACTACTTTCGTAAAGAAGCCCTAGAGTATAAATCCCCATTTGTTGATGAGGGGCAGGACTTTACCTTTCACGCCTTTTTGACGCCACCCGATTCAAAGCTAGAAGAATACAAGGAACAACACGGCGTTATCAACGGCAAAAAAGTTGGTGATAGCGATTTCAACTGGTATGAGTGGAATTTGAAGAATTGGCAAACAAAATGGGATGCCTGCGATTATCAAGTGATTAGTGATAATGATGAGATTATTCAAATTCGTTTTGAAACCCCTTGGTCGCCACCTATGCCTGTTTTTGAGGCTATGGTCAAGAAGTTTCCTGCGCTTTCATTTGAGTTTGAATGGGAAGAAGAAAATGAATGGGGTGGTCGCGCTCGTGGTGAGTGTGGTGAGTTCGGGGTTCTTGAAGAATGGGATAGCCCAAACTCTCACGCCGAATACAAAGACCGCGATAAAGACTGTTGGTTCTGCGAAGCCCACTATGTTGACCTGCCAGAGGAATGGTATGCTGATTGCCCAGACAAAGAACAACAAATTACTAAACAAAAGATGGAGAAAAATAATGGTGAATAACAGAATTACAATTACAGGTGCCGACATCAGCGTTAGCGAAGTCGTGGACTCATTTATGGATAACGACTCAATCAACGATGAGACCCTTTACACAGTTGAAAAGATCGACGTTTATGGAATCAACAACGATGGCTGGAATCGCCTGACTGGTGCTGACATCGACATCGAAACAGACAAAGGCGTGACCAATAAATACATTGACCCGATTCGCCTGCAATTTCCTGCAGTAGATATTGAGGTCGTGAACGAGAATGACTAAGTTATCACCACGAGCAGAAGTTGCGCTTGAAACTCTAAGACAAAAGCATTCCGATTACCTGATTGCTAAGTTGAACATTGAGGCCGAACTAAAGCTAGAAATCGGCAAGAGACTGGTAGGCATTAGGCGTGAGAGGGATACCGCTTTGCGACTTGCCTCAGATGCTGGTGTGCCAAAAACCCAACTTGGCAAAGCAATCGGCACAAGTAATTACCGGACTGTTCAAGAAATTATGGCAGAGGTTGAGAACGTGACCTCAACTGAGGGAACCGACACAAAGATTGAAGTCGAAATATCTATGGAGCCAGGGATATTCTTGGTCAGCGTTAGTGGACTTGGAGACCAAAAGGTATCGGGTAGGGTCTTGGCTTATGTTGATGACGATGGTTCGCTGGTCTATGACGAGGGCGATGCCTTTGTGATTCCTCAGTTGTATCGCGCTGGACTTTCCGACTCGGTTATCGAGAAGATTAGGCAAATTTCATAATGGTTTACTATTCAGGAAACGATAACGACGACGGCGAGCGACCATTTGACTTTGAAGAGGTGCTGCAAGATTGCCGTGACCACGAAGCGCAACTTGTTGAAGCGACTGGAGATCGAGACATAGCCGTTGGCTTACATAACTCTAACTCTTACGAGTATGAGGTCTGGGTTGATGGTGGCAAGTTTGGGGTGAAGGCACTTTACTTTGCCGACTTTGAAGAAATGCGTATTCAGGCTAAGAAACTTTATCCTGATGCGGATTGGGAAGATTTGGGTTGGTAATTGACCAACCGCTAACCCCATACCCTTATCAACAAAAAGACATTAGTGATTTGATTGCTAATGATGGCACCGGAATTATCGCGACCCAAGTGGGTGGTGGTAAGACTTTGGTGGCGATTGAGGTTGCTAAGGGTGTAGGCTCGGCGGTGAATCTTGTTATCGCGCCTAAGGGAACACACAAAAGAGCGTGGGAGAAAACTATCCTGCGCCAGATACCTAAGGCCAGAGTCAATTACATAAATTCCTCAAAGAAGGGTAAATCAGCGTTTACCCAAATGCAGTCGGGTCAAGCAGGTTGGTATCTAATCAGCCCTGAACTTTTCCGAACACTTCATTGGCAGGGCATTGTCCCAGATCTTGCCATCTTTGATGAAATCCATCGTGCCTCAAATCGTAAGAGTCGAACGGCAAAAATGCTGCACACTCTCAAGGCTAGACGGCGCATTGGTATGTCTGGAACTTTGGCGGGCAATAAGGTCGAAGGTTTTTGGTCTGTGATTCGCTGGGTCTACCCTGATGTTGCTGGTCGATCTTTTTGGGCTTGGGCTGGAACTTATTGTGAGATAAAGAAAGACTATTGGGCTGGTCAGGTTATTACTAGTGAAAAAAATCCTGGATCGATTGTCGCTTCTGTTCCTTGCTATATCCGACACCTAAAGCGCGAACATTGCTGTGAATTTCATAAAGAGGGCATGGATGCAGATTTGCCAAACCTTCAAGTTGTCGAGCGCTTGGTAAGTCTTGGTGCGGAACAGAAACGTCTTTACAAAAAGATGGAGAAGGATTTGTTTGTGTTCTTGGATGAAAACCCTTTGATTGCTGAGGTGCCGGTTGCAACTAGGATTCGGTTGCGCCAGATTACTTTGGGAACGCCGTCAATAACTGATGATGGTCAGGTTTATTTTGAGGACGATTGTAAGTCCACCAAAATTGATGAACTCTTCAGCATTATTGGCGACCACCCTGAGGGCGAGGCTATGTTGATTTTGACTCATTCTCAGCGCTTTGCTCAGGTAGTCAGCAATCGGCTTATCCAAAAAGGCTTCACTTCATTTGAGTGGTCTGGTAAGGCTCCGCAACCAGTAAGAGATCAGGCTTTGACTCGGTTTATCGCTGGCGAGATTCAGTTCATTGTGGCTGTGATTTCGGCTATTGGCGAGGGAACCGACGGGCTTCAGGAACGTGCCAATGTTATGGTCTGGCTGTCAAAGGATGATAACCGCTTGCTAAACGAGCAGGCTATGGGAAGACTTGACAGACGAGGTCAGAAGAGTAGTGTTGTATCATATGAGATTTTGGCTGAAGACACCTATGATGAGGGTCAGTTGTCAAAGTTGATTACAGACCAAATTGCTATGAACGCAAGTCTTAGGTCTGAAAACCAGTAAAGAAACTAAAGAAGGCTAAAAGCCAAAAATACCAAAAAATGGGAGAAAAAAAATGAGCGACATCCAAGATCTAATTCACAAAACCAGTATGGATTGCATCGAACGCGGCAAACTGATTGAGCGTGAACGCATCATAAAGTTGTTAGAAGAATGGCTAAATGATGATAATGCAGATTTTGGCGAAACATTGCTGATAATCAAAAACGGAAATAATGCCTGATACACAATACACAAAAGGTTTTAGGGCAGGACTATCTTGGGGTAGACCAATGAAAGTCCTTGATCTTTTTTGTAAAGCAGGTGGAGCCAGCACCGGATACTATCGTGCTGGTTTTACCGACATTACCGGAGTTGACATCAAGTTTCAGAAGCGTTATCCATTCAAGTTTATTCACGCTGATGCTTTAGAGATTATGAAGGATCTTGATTTCTTGCGCCAGTTTGATTTGATTGTTGCAAGCCCGCCTTGCCAAACTCATTCGCGAACTAAGCACCTAAGAGATGCACAAGGTGGCACCACAAGCAAACTTGATTTGATCCCAGAGACACGAGCAGCCTTGATTGCCTCAGGTGTGCCATACATTATTGAAAACGTTCCTGGTGCACCACTAATCAATCCGGTTCTTTGTTGTGGTTCTGCTTTTGATTTACGAGTTCGCCGTCATAGGTTATTTGAATCTAATTTAGATTTGACAAGCGCCGTGTGTGACCATAAGAAGCAGGGCAAGCCTGTTGGAATATATGGGGCGATGAATGATCAGGCACAGGGGATGGATAGGTCTACTGGTAAATATGTTCTTGGTGGCAAGACTGCTGAGACGATTGAAGAAGGTCGCGAAGCGATGGGTGTTGACTGGATGATTTGGTCTGAACTTGTTGAGGCTATTCCGCCAGCGTATACAGAATTTTTAGGTAAACAAGCAATCAAACAGATAGGTAAATAAAAATGGAAATTACAGTTTGGACTAAAAGTAATTGTGTTCAATGCGATCAAACCAAAAAGCAATTTGACAAATTAGGCATAAAGTATAAAGAGCAGAACTTAGAAGAAAACCTAATTGTGCTTGAGGACTTCAAGGCAAAAGGTTTGATGTCTGCGCCAATTGTCACAACAGACACAAAGGCTTGGTCTGGTTTCAGAATTGACAAAATCAATTCTTTGGCTATGTACCTCAAGAGCCAGGAGCCTAAAAACTAATGGGTGAGGTTGATGTAAACCTAATTGAGCATTACCTAGACTGGAAAATTAATATGCAAATGCGTGAGCGCGATTATGGACCAGAGCGCTATGCCGAACATATGGCTTTGCTTCGTAATGAAAAAGTAATTGACAAGGCTCTTGAAATGCTAGAGAAGTATAACTTAGGCACCGATTGGAATCAGGAGATGCTTGATTCTTTAGCAGCAATTTTAAGGAGCAATAAGTGATGTGGACTATTTTAGGAATTGTGCTGTTTGTGATTTGCATCCCAGTAATTTTATTGATACTCTTTGGCATAGCAAGCATAATGTTTGATAATGATGATGATTTACTGGGAGACTAAATGGCTAGAGATGGGGATGGCACTATCAATGGCCACACTCCGGATCACTTCGGGATACACAAAAAAGCCATCGGGGCTTGGAATAAGTTATCTGCTGGGATTGAAGAGGTAAGGTTTTATCCTTGCAACGACAATCCTTACTACTACGTTGATTATGATGGCTATGGTCTTGAGGATGATAGCGAAACATATTGGCAAAGGAAATCTTTATCAGAAGATGATTGTGAATCGCTTTGCACAGATTGTCCGTTGATCAAGTTATGCTATGACTTTGCTGTGGCAAATAATGAAAAGCATGGAGTTTGGGGCGGCATTAATTTTGGCGCTGACAATAATAATAAGGAAGGTAAGTTGTTTTGATTCCAGATAAAAGAATTAAGGATATCGCTGTTGCGCTTTTGCGTCAGCAATCAGATCGTGATAAGCAAAAACTTATTGGCGCATCTGATTTTAGCGACCCGTGTTCTTATCACTTGGCTAAGAAACTTTTGGGGCAGGATAGTGATATTCAAAAGTATTGGCTTGGTGCAAAGATCGGAACCGGTGTTCACACCGTTCTTGAGGATGCAATCGAGAACGCAGACTTTACTGAGTTGCCAGAGCTTGAGGGCGCCCTTGTTGAAAAGAAGATTACTCTTGGCGAGTTGCCGGGCTATGGCGTAATCAAATCAAAGCCAGACTTGGCGATGGTAAAAGGTTCGCACCTTGTTGACTGGAAGACAACCCTGAGGCCAAAGTCTCGCAAGATGCAGCGTGTTCTTTTTGAGGATGCCAATTTGTCAGACATGCAATATACACTTGAGAAATATTATGCACAAACACAAATCTATGCTTGGGGCCTGAACCTTGAGGGCATCAGCATTGATGGGATAAGTATTGTCTTTGTAAATCGTGATGGCACCACAGAGGATGATGTTTGGAGTTGGACGTTTGATTATGACGCGGCTTACGCTCAAAAGTGTTGGGATCGTCTTGTGACAATTTGGGAGTCTCTTGTCTCGGGCTTTACTGTTGACAAGTTTGAGCGCCACCCTGAGTGCTTCAAGTGCAACGTAACGGACCCAGCATGAAGATAAAAACAGCGTTGGCTTTGACCTTCACGCTAAGTCTGTTGACAAGGCTAGCCTTAGCGGGTATCTTGATTACAGCATCTTATGAACTAGACACATACATACTTAGGCTTGGCTTTGTTTGCGCCGGGCTTTTGGTCGGTTTTATGGCAATTCGTAAAGCAATTATTTTGCGACTCGCCGTAAAAGAGATGACAAAAACTGAATAGAATATGGTAGTATCATTACTCACACAATGAAAGGAGAAGTCATGTCGGACTCGACACAACTTCCTCAACTTAGATTCGCTAAGTTGATTCACAAGGCAGAAGCCTTGAACGCACCAAAGACCATACTAATTTATGGTGACGCTGGCCGAGGAAAAACTTGGTTGGCTGCATCAGCAGCAGAAGTGGCAGAGATGTCTCCGGTGTTGCTGATCGATGTTGAGGGTGGCGCATCTGCGGTTGCTCGCGACTGGAAAGATGTTGATGTCATCAACGTCTCAACTCATCCTGAGTTTGACGCTGTTGTGCAAGATCTTTTGACAATCAAGCACAAATACAAAACAGTAATCATTGACACTCTTGGTGTTCAAATGGATCGTGCAGAAAAGTTCTTTGGTGAGAAGCCAGAGAACAAAGGCAATAAGTTCGGTAAATGGGGCGACCTAAAAATCTGGGCTAACGATATTGTTCGTTCAATGCATGCTGCACCATTTGTTTCAATCATTCTTACTCACGCAGTTGATGAGAAGGATGAGAACACCGGAGCGGTTAAGACTGTTCCAAATATTCCTGGTGGGTCCAAGAAGGATCTTCCTGGTATTCCAGATATCATCGGATACATGACGCTTCAAAAGACTGAGCAAGGCACCCAGCGTGTTTTGGTTGTCGATGCCAATGACCGCTTGGTAACAAAGAACCGCTTCAACTTGCCTGCAGTTATTACTGAGCCGAGTATGAAGAAAATCACAACACTAATTAAAGAACAAGGAGATAAGAAGTAATATGTCATCTATCGTAATCAAGGGAATCACCAACGAGTCACTCGATGTAAAGAGTGATTACAGCCCGATCCCGGCTGGCAAGTATCAGGCAAATGTCTTCAACGTAAAACTTGAAGAAGTTAAGTCTGGTGAAAATGCTGGTAAGCCGCGCTTCAACATTCAATTCAAAATCACCGGACCACAGCACGAGAACCGTCGCGTGTTCTCACTTGTGCCACTTTATGTCGCTAAGGACTTCTTTAAGGCTCAGACCTTTTTCAAGGCCCTAGGTTACGACATCAATGCCGGTGACTTTGCTGTCCCAGAAATCAATGAACTTCTGGGTAAAGACCTGACTGTGACAGTTAAGATTGGCGCAGATCAGAATGGGGAGCCACGAAACGAAGTTAGTGGTTTCGCAAAAGCAGATGCAACTGCTGGCAGTATTCTGTCGTCAATGGGCGCGACAACTGCCGAAAGCCCTTGGATTAACTAATGGGCAAGACCTGAGCCATGTCTAGAAACTGGCTTACTACTCCCAATTGGATAACGTCACTTCCCCTCCTTTCATGACGTTTCAAGTTCGATTCTTGATGGGGGACTTGCACAAAGGAAGGGCAAATTTTAATGGAGATCAGAGATTTTTTCGAAGCGATTTATGGCGATGGTGCTGGTTATGCAACCTTAGTCACTAGAGATGCTAGAAACAATCCGACTGTCCAAAAGTTTTTTAGTTATCCAGATGAGATCGATCAGATGGTTGAATACTCTGAAAGATTTAAAGATGAAGACGTTTATGTTTCGCCAATCCTTTTCTATGAAGAGCGCAGGATTCGCGAGAACGCAAAGTCTGTAGCTGTAGTTTATGCTGACGCAGATGAATGTCCACCGGAGAAGTTTTTAATCGAGCCATCAATTTCAGTTGAGACCTCGCCTAATCGCTGGCACTGCTACTGGATCTTGCCTACCTCTCAGGACCCTTCGCGTATTGCGCTTTTGTCTAAGAAGGTTGCTTACGCGCACAAGGCTGATGGCTGCGATCTTTCAGGCTGGAACCCGACTAAGTTGCTTCGCGTTCCAAACACAAGCAATAAAAAGTATGAGCAAACTTACAGAGTCAAGTCCACAAGCAACGGAGCAATTTACACCGTTGAAGAAATGGATAAGGTTTACGGCGCTGTCGTAGTCGATTCAATTCTTGACCCTAGCCTTGCACCAATGCCTGAGCAACCACTTAGCGTTATGGATGTTTTGGCTAAGGTGCCAAGCAATCCAGAAGTTATGTCGCTGTATCTTGATGAGCCAATGCCGGGTGCTGATTTGTCGCGTCGTCTTTGGAAACTAGAACTTGAGTTGTTTCGTGCTGGTCTAAATGCCGAAGAAGTTTTTGCGGTTGCTCGTCACGCTAAGTGCAACAAATACCACCGCTCAGACCGTCAGAAGCGTTCTGATCCAGATGGCGACCTATGGCGTGAGGTTCAGCGAGCATCTCAGATTTATGCGGTTGATGGCAACGCTGCTTTTGAAGCCTCAGGTGAATTGATTGCCAAAGAAGAAGAGAAAGAAATTGATTTCCTAACTTTTGGTGAGCGCGAGATTGTTGCAGAGAACCCAACCTTTATTGATAAATACAATGACTGGGCTTCAAAGAAAACAGATGCTGCTTACCAATATCAAATTGCTTCCGCCTTTACTGTGCTATCTTCGGTCTTCTCAGATTCCGGTCACGCGATTCCGAAGTATGGCAAGATGGGCCTAAACCTTTGGTTCATGATTCTTGGTGAGACCACTCGTAGCCGTAAGTCAACTTCGCGTCAACTTATGCTTCGCATGGTTCGCGAGTATGAAAAGTTTGCTGGCTATCAGATCGATGTCGGTTCGGATGTTACTGCCGAAGGTCTTGTCAAGTTGCTTTCAAACCGCGACAAGCAGACCTCGCTGTTTCACCGCGATGAAGTCCAGGGTATGTTCAAGGACTTTATCAACAAGACTTACATGGCTACTGCTGCAGAGCGCTTCACCGAGCTTTATGACGGCCATGTTCCGGTTGTGGTTCGATCAACAGGTGGCAGCACACCAGGTAAAGGCATGCAGTCTGAACGCGCTGAAACAAACTTCATTATGTATTTGATGGGCATTACCAGCAAGACTGCAGATGTCTTGACCACGGAGTATTTCCGGTCAGGTTTCTTGGCGCGTTTCATTTATGTAATTGCAGACGCACCGGATCGAACATTCCAAAGCGAAGCAATCCAGCAGGCCGATGAACTAGAGGTTGCTGTTCGCGATGAAGAGATGCACGGAATTGTGCGCTCGCTTTACGAGTCTTACATGTACTGGCAGAAGAAGGGCGCACCTTTTCCTAGGCCAGTTCGCATGACTGATGAGGCCATGGAGCGCTTTAATGCTTTCAAGTGGGAGATGGGTAACTTTACATCAGGTCACGAGCATGAAGAGTCAATCGAGCCTTCGCGCCAGCGACTTGCGCTTTCTGTTTGGAAGTGTGCCGTCTTGTTGGCGATGTATGACAAGTCAGACATGGTTGAATTGCGTCACTTGCTAATTGCTATTCACTACTCTGAGGACTGGTTTAGAAACTTGGTCCGAATGGCAGGTGCGATCTCAGCATCTGAATGGCAGCGAGAGGTTGATGAACTAGAGGCTCTTGTGGCTTCAAAGGGTGGCCGTATCCGCTATGAAGAGGCTTACCGGAGATTTGGAAACAAGCGTAAGCGCGAGTTTGATGAGATGGTTGATGCACTAAAGTCTCAGGGTCGCATGGGCGTAATGAATGAACATAACAAACTATTCTTGGAGGTAGCACGTGGATAAGGACATCCTTTTGCTTAGGGCAATTAATGAAGCAATCTGGTTGCGCAATCACGCAAGCCGTCTTTCAAAGCAAGAACTTTTTAGCATTGTTGAAGATATTGGAGAGTATGGGATTTACTCTGCTCGCCAGATCTCAGCAATGACTGAGGGTATTCTTTCACACCAAACCGTTGCAAGGCTTTGCAAGAAGTCTGACAAAACTGGTGGTCGTTTATCTATTGATAGTCTTGAAGATATCAAAGATTGCTTTCATGACCGCGTTAACAAAAGAGTTAATTATAAAGTTGTGAAACGAATCTTGGATGCTGGAACATCTCAAGGCATGTTAGAAAAACTAAGCGGCATAAGTCAAGCAAAGATCAGTAAGGGTGTTGCTAAGTTCGATGGATCTATTTAATAGAAAAGCAAAATTTGAAGATGTTAGAGAAAATGAAGAAGCACTACTTTTTCATGCTGTTAGATGGCAATCCGGCAGTCGTTACGAACTGGCTAAACTATGCTTTCAGTTTGTTCAACTAAGGAAAAATAAGTGAAAAGTATTCTATCTTTTGATCCGGGTGGCACAACAGGCTGGGCCTTTATTGGCTACGAAGACGACACCGAGCCTGTGGTTTTGGAGTCAGGTCAGATCCCTGATGGCCACCTGGGCTTTATCGAATGGTGGAACCGCAGAGTTCAATACCTGCCAGACACTGTAATAGTCTGCGAGTCTTTCACCTTGCGCCAAGGTGTGCTGGGGGTAAACCTAGAACCCTGCTATGTTATGGGAGCTTTACAGGCTCTCTACGGGGATCACATCGTCTACCAATCCCCTATGTTCAAAGGCTTTTGCGACAATGATGCCCTTAAGGAGATGGGGTTCTATGTCAAGGGGCAGCAACACGCCCGAGATGCTTTTAGACACGCAGTTGCATACCTAAGAACCCATGAAAAGCACATTCCCACACTAAAAAAAGGATGGCCAGATGAGCAAGATTAAAAGAATTTATGCGGTACGACCCGCCGAAAAAAATGATTGCAAATGCTGCAATCGTAGTTATACTATTATTGGGAAACTAAAAAAGTGTTCTTGTGAGCACACCCATACGAAGGGCAAGAAGTGATGTCGAAAACTTATTGCAAGTTATGCGAAATGTTACCGCAACACCCAAATTTATCAGTTGACCTAATGACTAAATCAAGTCGTTGGATTGCAGCAAACTATCCAATTGGTAAATCGTCAGTAGCAGATCATAGATCTAGGTGCGAAAATCCTTTGTCTATAAAAGATCAGGTTTCAAAAGACGGGCAAGAGTTTATTTTTTCAAACGGATCCGGAGAACTTCGCACCGGAGATATCGAAAGCGAAAGCCAAGAGTCGCCAATTGCTAACTTAGATTATGAATCGATACTTAGATACTTTGGTCACGACATAACTAAAGTTGAGATTACTGGCTTACTTCGAGAAAAGCATGGCCAATACTGGTCAACAAAGCTAGAAAAAATGATGTGGAAGCACTCTTACGCTTTTGCAGTTTCCAAAAAAGATCAAGCAATTGACAATAATTACGTTGATCCGATTAATTTAATTCGCGAGATGGGAATTAAATCAAAGCCAAAACAAATAAATTCTAACAATGGGAAAGAATCATCATGGGTATTAGATTGGGCAGATTGGCAAGTGCACAAATCGGAAGGTGGAGGAGCACGGGGATTTATAGAGCGATTCGATTCCGCATTGGTCGCGGCCCTAAGCCGATTAGAAGAACTGCGCGTCACAGGGCGGAAACTAGACGAATTAGTGATTATCGGTGGCGGTGACATGATCGAAGGCTGCGTAATTTATCCGCAGCAATCATTCCACATTGATGGGCACAGAAGAGATCAGATTCGTTTAGCGGTTGCATCTATACTTAAAGGTATTTACACTTTGGCACCATACTTTGAAAGTGTTCGAGTAGTAGTTGTGCCAGGTAATCACGGTGAAAATAGAATCAATGGAAGCAGAACTGCAATTGGTGACAACGATGACCTTTTGGTTTTCGAGATGGCAGAAGTAGGTTTAAAGAACGACCCAAACATGCAGCACGTTTCATTCGATATTGCTGAAGATGAAGTATCAATGGTCACAGAAATTAGAGGCTGGAATTATGGAATTACTCATGGTGATGTTTATGGTCGTGGTGGTGGCAATGGGATTCGCAATAAGGTCTTCAACTGGGTTAGAACGATGGCAGCGAACCGCCATCCTGTTGGGCTGGTTGATGTTCTTGTTACTCACCATTTTCACCATGACGCGCTAGAGGACTGGGGTTCAATGCTATGGGTTCAAAATCCAACAATGGATGGTGGAAGTCACTATTACAAAGAAGCAACAGGTCACTACGCAAGGCACGGAATGAACAGTTGGGTAGTAACGCCAGAGGAGCGTTTTCAGGACAAACAGATTCTCCGATAAAAGAAGTCTTCTTTGACCCATACACGGGTCTTTACGAAGAGGCTTGGTTAATTTGTTCTTGTGACGCTGGCGTGTTTGGCCTTAAAGAAAATCATTTCTTTTGCAGGCATTGCGACCAGCCCTGCCAAGCGACAGCCCCCTGTGCCTCGTGTTCTATGTATAATATGAACGTCAATGATCGAATTGTTCGAGAGTTTGGCAAGGGTTTAGAATAATTTTATAATTGGCCATTAGCTCAGTTGGCAGAGCGTTCGACTGTTAATCGAAATGTCCCTGGTTCGAGCCCAGGATGGCCAGCAAGAATGGAGCAAAGTGCCTACATATCAATACAAATGCAAAAAGTGCGAACTTTTAATTACTGAAAATAGAAGCATTAATTCAGAATCATCAATTGGGAAATGCCCTGCAGACAAGTGCAATGGGCAGGTCATGCAGGTTTACGGTACAATTGGAGTAGGTTTTAAAGGCCAAGGATTTTACAGCACAGATAAAAAGGAACGAAATGTCAGAACAGAAGCCAGTTAGATTAAAAGAATTTAGCACTGATCTTTACGAGCAAACATCAGGTGATGAGCGAGCTTTGATCGATGCGATGCTTGGCGTTGTGCAAGAGTTTGGCAAGTTTCAGTCAGAAGGCAGTTCTATAAATGCTGGCTACGACAACGCAGAAAATAACCCAAACCTCAGCATTGGCGTAAAGTGCGGCAACTGTGTTTTCCACAGAGAAACAGAAACCGGAATTGAATGTTCTGCTATTGAGCAGGAAATTGAAGATGGTGGCGCTTGCAGATTTGCAGCAATTCCGCCAGGTCTTGTAAATGTTGGCATGCCTCAGATGCGCGAAGCCGCGCCAGGTTCTTTGTCAGTTGGCGACTTTGTAACATGGGGAAGTTCAGGCGGAAGATCACAGGGCAAGATAAGCAGAATTGTTAGAAACGGCAAAATCAATGTGCCTAATTCAAGTTTTACAATCACGGGCACAGAAGATGATCCCGCTGCTTTGATTACCGTTTGGCAGGAATCTGCTAAAGGCTGGTCAGCAAGTGACGTAAAAGTTGGTCACAAGTTTTCAACTCTCAGAAAGATTGCTTCATTAAGCGAAGCAAGGCTAACCGAAGCCGCAACTTACAAAATTCCGGCTGGTGTGAGTAGTGCAGCAAGCAGGGCGTTGAAGTGGATTTCAGAAGGAAAAGCGGGCAATGGTTTTACTTCAGTCGGAAGAAACAGGGCTTCTCAACTTGCTGAAGGTGGAAGCATTAGCCGCGACACCGTAGCAAGAATGCGCTCATACTTTGCAAGACACCGCGTTGATCGTAAAGCAACAGGCTTCAATGCCGGTGAAGCAGGCTATCCATCTCCAGGTCGTGTGGCCTGGGATGCTTGGGGCGGAGACGCAGGCCAAGCCTGGTCAACTAGATTAAAATTAGATAAGTAACAAAAACAAAAAACCCCGTACTCACCTCTGGTACGGGGTTTTTTACTTGTCGGGTATTATTCCAACCTACAGCCCTATGGCAATAGGAGGCTTATGGCAGCAATAACAACGGCCAATGCCGCAATAGTGATTGCTATCTTATTACTCTTATCGTCACGTTGAGTCTTTAGTTGATGAACATCAAGTTCAATCTCGTTAATACGAACCTCTTGGGCATCGAATTTCTTCTCCATACGGTCTTGGGATTCGCGCATATTACGAACGCTCTCCTCAATCCTTCCAAGGGTTACATAAAGCTCTGGTGATTCCGACATTTTAATTCTTACTTTTCCTGGTCTGCTTTATCTTGCAGTTTTGCAAATGAGTCGTTTAGTTCTTCAACTGATACTGATCCGTCATTTAGGTATGCACGAGAAACTTCTTCTGAGATTTCCATAATGCCTGTAAATGCTGCCATAACTGCTGACTGCCAGAACTCAAGCCCAATGGCTGCGCCACCAACAAAAGCACCGCTGATCTTTAGAATTACATAGGCGAGTGTGCGACCAGATAGGTCTTTAATGATTTGTCTATTCATGTTTGCTCCAATGATGTCGCCCATTGGTTAACAGATAATACTATTGTACCTTACTGCTTTTACTCTTTAGGATTGCGGAATCTAGCGGTTGCTATCCAAATAACTAAACCGCCAATAACTAGATTTGCAGTTACGGTCTTTGCTGTGCCCTCAAGCACAAGCCAACCGATTACTAATGCTATTACCGTCCAAAGTTGATCAAGAAATTCACGAGCCGCAACGGCTAGTACTGATTTAATCTTTTTCATTATTTTGTCTTTCTTGTAGATGCTGTTGATGATGCTGCTGCCGCTGCTGAGGCCGCTGCAGATGAAGCCACTTGCCCAACTATTACTGAGGCCACAACGGCCTCCTGTGCCTGTTCCCTGACCTCAGGGGTCATGTCGGCACCGATATTACCAATGTCGTTAAAGACCTCCAGGGCGGCCCCTAGGGCCTCTCCAAGCAATGGAATTGCTGCTAGTTCAGCAGGCAACTGTGGGTCGTCTGCTTGGGCTTCTGCTGCCAGTTCTGCTACAACTTCGGCTTCGGTAGGCTCTGGCATTGGCAACTCTGGCTCTGGCTCTGGTGCCGGCTCAGGCTCGAGTGGTACTGGCTCTTCAACAGGTTCCGGGGCCGGCGCAGGTGCAGGTGCTGGCTCTTCCTCAGGTGGAAGGGCTGGTTCTGGGGCTGGCTCAATTGGTGCCTCCGGTTCTACTGGTGGAACGTATGGCTCAGGATCCGGTGCAGGCGCTGGTGGCTCCGGGGTAGGCTCAGGTGTTGGGGTGGGCTCGGGACTCGGCTGAGGAGTTGGCTCTGGGGTCGGCTGCACTGGCTCCGGTGTGAGCACAGGGGCTTCTTCGACCTGAACAATGCCGTACTGTTCAAGGGTAACTATTGAACCATCTGTAAGGCGTACACCAGTTCTGCTCCAGTCATAAGATGGCCCAGACTTTGAGTAAGAAATCGCAACAGTGCCATCTGAATTAATTGCAGCCGTAATCACAATGCTGGTTGGTAAGAATGATTGATAATTCCACATGCCATAAGGTCGAGCAGAAATGTCTACTTGAAATCCGCCATCAGAAGATTGAATAATTAGGTGCTCGTCACCGCGGTTAGGAAATACAACCCAGTCCATTGAGTAAAGAGAAATAGATGGGGTTGATGGGTATGTCCAGTAAGTATTATCTGGGTTTCCAAATGTAATTACTGAGTTAGTCGTAGCGTAAACAGTGTCATAAACTATGCCATCAAACGAAACTGTAGTTGTGAGTGGTATTTGATAAGAAGTATCATCTCCGCCAGGTGTTTCAACTACAGTAATTCCAGGAGCAACTAATTCATCTGCCATTACTGGGGCAGCAAAGAAAAGTGGACCAAACGCAAAAAGGGCCGCGGAAATAATCCGCAGCCCATTTTTGGTATTTCTATTTAGTAAAGTTTTAATGTTTCCCCTGGGTGTAATGGCTTATTATTATTTATTTCTTGCAAACGCTTTACACACTGCTCAACGCTTCTACCCTCTACAGGGTGAGCTGCTGCAATTGCCCAATATGAATCGCCTGCTTTTACTTTATAAGTTTTTACATCGACTGGCTTAGGTGAATCTATTTTAGCAGATGCCTTTGCTGCTTTATACTCTGCTTCTACTTTTATAGCCTGCGCCTCATCGTGAGTAGGTGCATCTGCCACTGGTGCATCTTCTGGAGTAGCAACTGCTGCACTTGCAACTGTGCGCTCAAAGTGAATTGCTGATTTAATAAAAGCAATTGGATCAATAAACCCAACACCATTGTCAGTCCACTTGTAAGATTTACCTTTTGTAATTTCAAGGTGCAAGTGACGACCATCGACCATTCCGGTTGCTCCCATAATTCCAAGAACTGTACCAGCATCGATCTTCTGGTGAACTTTTACCTTGATTGAGCCCTCTTTCATGTGAGCAAATGTTGCAACATACCAATCTCCGCGAAATTCAAAACGAACCTGAACGTGGTAGCCAAAGCCACCGACTGATCCGTCTTTGTTTTTCTTTTTAGATGGTCCAGCAAAGATTACTGTGCCATTAAACATGGATTCGATGTAGATTGTTTCGGCTGGACCCCAAATGTCAACGCCATTGTGGTGTGCCTTGACTTTGCGCACTGGGTGCATGCGCCAACCAAATGGTGATGTTACTTTGAAACTTGAACCAAATTTGCCGTCAATCGGCCACTGTGCTTTTGCCATTCTTTATCCTTATGCGTAGGTACTTGCAAACCAAGTAAGTTTTAGTGTTTCTCCGGTTGTTCCGCTGATGCGGTTTACTTTTACAACGCAAGTTGTTGCTGTAGGTGTGCCAAATACATTTGCGATGTATGGAGTAGCCGAAGCAGATCCTTCGACTACGGCAATCACTTTAGGTGCAGTAGCAAAAAGACCAGCAGCAAAAGTAATTGTCACAGTTGCTGGGGTTCCGGCTGCAGTAGGTCCAGAAAATGATTGCGATCCGCTAACTACGCCAACGTTGTCAGCACCATTAGCAATGCCCGTAAGCCAGGTTTCTAGTGGCGCAATGTTGTCGCTTGAGGTTGGGTAGTCGATGCCCTTTTTTGTAATAGCCATTATATTATTCTACCTTATCTTGAGGCTCATTAAGTTTTGCAATTGTTGCACGAAGTAGTGCAATTTCTTGGGCCTGCTGGCCAACTAGCTCACGGAAATAGGCTAGGACCTCTTCAATTTCAACTTCTGGTTTTTTCATTATGCGCCTTTCTATTTATTTTCTAATGCTTCTACTTTTGCAGATAGTTCCTGAACTGCTTTAATTAGCGGTGAAATTAATTGCTCATGGTTTACAAGGTAGTAACCGTCTGGTCCTCCGTCTTTTTCAGAAAGTTCGGGAATATAAACAATTCCATTGTCCCCAGTTACTCCGTTAGAAATTAGCGCCTGAAGCAAGTCCTGGGCAATAACACCAAACTGGACTCCTTGATTGTGCGGATTACGCTTATCTATAAATTCAAATTCAACCGGGTCTACTGAGTTTATAAAATTCAAACCAAGGTTGGTAGTAGAGATATTCTCCTTTAGCCTTCTATCGGAAGGAGTGTTTGCTCCGGCAATAATTGCACCTGCAGCTGTTACATATGCGTATCTTGTGGTAGATGCGGCCATTGCTGTTCTAGTAAGGGAGCCGTCAATAGTTATGCTTCCGTTGCTAGTATAAGAACCAGAGTTAGTTATAGAGGTAAAGCTAGAGCCGCCATGAAATACAAATCCACTCATTACTATTCCATTGGATAAAAATGTGATATTATTGCCGCTAGGCCCAAGTATGGCCATAGTGTCAGTACCGTTTGAGCGCATTCTTCCAACCTCGGTGTTGTTGGAATCAATAAAGATAACATCAGTTCCACTTATTGAAACGCGTGTACCAGAAGCAGCAGAGTTAAGTACTGTACCAGTAATCGTGCCACCAGAAATACGGTCACCGCTCAGTGTTCCAACTGTAAGATTTGCTGCGTTAATTTTATAAGTGCTTGTTGCTTGGTCTAAATTACCAAGGCCATCGATAGCATCTTGAGCGTTATCTGCAGCGATAGCCGCGGCGGCGGCGGCTGCTGCAGCATCGGTGGCTGCTTTATTTACGCGAGTAAGGCTTGCAGCAAGTTGATTATCACGAGCAGCATTGTTTCTTTCATTAGATGCAATTGTTAAAGTTGCAGCAGATAATTGTTTCTCAACTTCACGGCCCCAGGGCACCGAAGGGGTTGGAAGATTATTTAAAGGAAAAGTCATTATGCTCCAATCAGAGGAATAACAGTAAACTCATTAAATTTTAGCGCTTCATCTTTTAATGGGGAAGAACTAGATCCGTCAAAAACCACTGTAGTAAAGTTTGCAAAAGACTTGCCGGTCCAAACGGCATTAAAGTCTGAGAATTGACTTGATGCAACTGCACTAATTGATGTAGAAGCCGGACTATAGGCAACATTAGTTATTCTAAATTTATTGCTTTTTAGTGACTGAATTTTTCCAGGTGTGTTGCCGAACGATTCTGTGCCAGCAATAGTCTGGTTCAAAGAGACACTTGGACCACAAGCAGCTTGAGCGGCTGCCATCCCCCGTGTGCTCTGATTAAAAGCGTTAATAATAAATGGGTTGTCTACACTTTGGCTTGAATCTTTTGAAGTGTACTGATTTGAAGCACCAGTATAAAAAACTTTTGATGTTTTTTCAAAGAATACGCCAGTCCCGACAACATAAAGTGCTGGATAATCAAAACCATCAGCAGTTTCTACACCAATCTTGTAAGGAGCATAGGTAACATCTTCCGGACCGGTTGAGTCTGCTCTTAGCATAAATTCTGCTGGCGGTGATACAAGAGAAATTTCAATCTCGTCCGGAACTTCTGTTAATGAAACCGTAAGGCTTCCACCTTGCTGGGTCCACTGAATTGGATCAATTGGCAGGTCGTCATTTCCTACAACAACATATTGTCCACTAGATCCAGAATAAGGCAATGGCAAAATTTGATCAACAACATCAGGTTGCTGAACGCTTTCAAGAGTTGCATTAATTTTAAAGCGCTTAGACATTGTTTGACCGGCTTCAGCCTGCAAAGAATCTGTAATTGAAACATTCTCATTTGCTGCAAATAAAGATGTTACGCTTCTTGTTTGTTCTTTAACTACTTCATTAATTCCATAGCGAGTATTGTAATTAAAGACTTCTACTTTTTGGGCAGCATCAAAAGAGTTAATTGCAATAGATTCACTTGCTACTGATTCAGAAAAATTTACAGCAATAGTTTTTGCTTTGCGAAAAACTAAAGAATTCTGATCTACATACATTTCAATACCCACATTTGCTGTAGTGCTTCCGCTAAATCCCGCACAAAGCATCTTTAGGTATTCCCAGACGTTGCCAGTCCACCCGATAAAATTTACAGGAATGGCGTTAAGTTCAGCTGCAAAACCAGTTTCAATTACTGGATTAACATTTACTAAACTGCAGTAGTATTCAATTGCGCTGAGAAGGGTGTAGCCTGTTCCTCCATGTGGCAAAGCGGTCTTCTCAACATTAAGGCGGGCCATCAAAGTGTTTCCAGTGATAGAAACAAGTCCATTTGAATTGCTTATGCTTTTAACTTGAAACTCAACTGATCCTTTTTGTGAATCAGTTAAAGTCATTGAGTTATTAACTAAAAGATTGCTATTTGGGTGAGTATTCCCAAGGGTATTTTCATCAATTGAAATAGCAGTTACGTTTACTTGGCTAGTTCCACCAGTCAAGTTTAGCGGTTCTAATGAAGTAACATCTTCAGAATAAGAATAAGATGCGATTGCGTTATCTTTAACGCTACCGCTTCCACTATTATTTACTAAAGTAAAAGGCATTAAACTTCAACCCACTCAACAGACATTCCAATTTGCCCATCATTAATGTTAGCGGAGTAGTACTCAATTGCTGGCCTGCTATTAAATTCGATTGCGGTTGTACCACGACCGGAAATAAAACCGCCGCTTGCAGGCGACTCCGCTGTTGGCATAATTTGCGCAATCATTGCACTTATATTTACAGTTGCTGCAGCAGAAGTCGCAATAAAAATTTCAACGCGAGAATAAGTTGTTCCGGAGATATTAGTGTTTGTTCTGATTGTGCCACCAGCAGTTATTTTTGTTGGATTTATTGCTGTATCAGCAAGGCCATCTGCCCTCTTGTAAGGAACGACCCGCACACCGGTAGTTGATCCAGAAGCAGGCCCATGCCAACCGAAAGCCAACTTGTACCCTATAGGAATAATTAAAGTTAGTTTCTTTGTGCTTGTGTAGGCTGCAGCAGTTGTATAAGTTGCATATTTAATTGGATAATTGTTTGCAACAGTGGCTGTAGTAAAAGTTGGAGTCAAAGCAGAGGCAATATTTGGCCAGTCTTTTTCAGTAAGCATTGGTGCAGCCCAGTTTTGTGGCAAGACATTATTCTTAGCGGCATAAGGATCAACCCAGTAAAAAGGGCCATCGCCGTAAAGACCGTCAGCAAAGTCTTTAATGGTTGTCAAACTCTCTGACAAATCAGTGGCGTTTGCTGGCCCAATCCAAGATGGGGCAAAACGGCGATGACCACCGATCGAACGCTTAATAGATGTCATTCCATTTAGCAAAGTTGTTTCAGCAGACCAGCCCTGAACATCTGCAGTCATTCCAGAAGCAGGAGCCTTAATCCAAAATTGCTTTGTGGCGTTGCCAAAATAAACCTGACTCGACATTAGTTCAGACCTCTCTGTGCCAGCAGCACGTTTCCAGTATTAGCACTTGATGCAATCTTGGTGCTGTCAGCAAACAAGTTTACAGGTCGATCAATTGCTGCGCGAAGTAGGGCTCTGTCATCTGGGGACAGGTAAACAATGCTTGATCCGGCTGATTGAGTGGTCGCGCTTGATCCTGCAAAAGAAGGACGAACAGTCTGTTGATTATTTAGGGAGTTCATAAAGTCAACTCCGTAGGTGCGAACCGCTGCAGCGTTCATAACAAACTCACCGTTTGAAAGACGCGCAGGAATAGAGTCACTTGTTGAGGAGCCTGGACCACTGACATAACCACCAGCAGCCATGTTTCTAAGAGATGCTTGTAGTTGGGCAATTTCACGACCAGCAGAACTCATACCAGCGCCAAGGTTTCTACGACCTTCAGCGTTTAGATTATCCTTCTTTAGTTGCTCTGAACCAATTTCAATTTGCGTCTGTAAGGCAAGGATTCTAGCCAAGATAGCAACTTTTTCTGCTCCGTTAACATTTGCATTAAAGTTTGTAGTAACTGTTTTATTTGCAGCATTTGCCTTAGCCATGTATTCTTTAATAGCTTGAGTTGCGGCATCGGTGTCGGATTTAAATGTGACTGTTACACCAGAAGGAATCTTAGAAGCAGCAATTCCAAACTGAGTTACTGTCTTTGTGTAGCCAACCAATTCGGATTCTGCAAATCCAGCCTTCTTGGCTTGATCGGCAAATTCTGTATTTGCCTCAGCAATTGCATCTGCAAGATCTTTGCCCTTTAGACCGCTTTCAACTAAAGAAACGATGTAAGCCTGATATTTGTCAACCATTCCAGTCAAAGCGGCACGATTAGCGATTGCAGCCTTGCTATTACCGGTTAGTGTTTTATTGCTTGCTTCTTGGGCGTCAGAAAGATTTTTGGTTTCATCTGCCATTTGGTTATCAAGTTTTGCAAGTTTTGCACGAATTACGGCAGCTCGCTTTTCGTCACCGTATCTTTCAGCAACAGATAATTGATACTGAAGAACGCTTTTATCTGCAGTTAATTCTTTAATGCTTGCATTTGCTTTATCAATGTTCTTTTGAGCATCTTCTGCGCTATCAGATATTGCAGACCAACCAGAAGTGATATCGTCATAAGCGACACTTGAACCAAAATTAATGTTCTTTATTCTTGTAAATACATTACTTAGATCGCCTGCATAATCAGTGACTGTGCGAATTATTTTAGCGGTTTTTTCAAGAGAGTCACCAAATTCATCAGTTGAATCGCCACTTCTATCAATAGAACCGCTAACGCCATCGGTAGCCAAACCCAATAGTTTTATTTGGTCAACGGTGCCGCCAATAATGCTTTCTAGGTTTCCAATTTCCTGTTGAGCAACAAAGTCGAAGAAGTTTATGCCCTTGGCTTTGTTCTCAATTTTATTAAAATAAACATCAAGTTTGCCAGCTTCTTTTGCAAGAATTGCTTCATCAAGACTAAAGTTAGTTTGTTGAAGCGCAGAAACAGCAGTTTTATTTCTAAACAAACCAGCAGAAGACGTAGCAATTGCATTCTTTAGCCACGCAGTAGTATTCTTACCTAAGATTAATGTTTGCTTATCAATTTGGCCGGAGGCGGCATCAAGAGCAGCAGGCTCCTGACCAGTGATATAAAGCATTGCGTCGTGTGCGGCTGCGGCATCTCTGGTTGCTTGATCGTTACTTTTTACTGATGATGTCTGCAGTGTAACTGCATCAGACATTGCAATATAGTGCTGAGTGCTGATTCCGAGTTGATCAGCAGTATCTTTAAGGGATTTAGTATCCGCAGTTACTGCTTCTTGAAGACCACCAAATCCACCAGTAAGTTCTTCGGCACGAGTTGTGGCTGATTTCATGGCGTTACCGATAGCATTTACTAATTCAAAAACAGCAGCAAGACCAGCAGTTATCAATCCGGCTTTAAGGACATTATTCAAAGCCACAAAGCCGACTCTGGCCCGAGCAAGTGCACCTTCAGATAGTTTTGCGGTCAATGCTAGTTTTGCCATCTGCGCGTCAAATATTGCAAGAGAACCTCTTGCCGCTCCAATTGCCGGAACCAAAGCAGAAGCGGCAAGGCTGAAAGCAAGCATTGCTGCCTTACTCAAAGCAATCACACCATTTACTGTGCCCAAAACAATTGCAAGAATTGAAATAGTTCCAATAATTTTACCAAGGAACTCACCAATAGGGCTACGAGCAAGTTCAGTTAATTGCTTTAGGGCAGAGTTGATGTAGTCAATAAATGACTTTAGGCTGTCGCCAAATGTCTCTTCTCCAAGAGTTGCCATAAAGTTATTCCAGTTGTTGCTCATCAACTCAAGTTTTGATGCAACAGTCTCCTGAATAACAGAGTAAGACTTATTTAGGTAAGTGCCCTCTTCGTAAGCCTTGTTAGAGTTTTGAATTGCTTCGGCATAAACGTTGTAGTTATCTCCAAGTTTTTGAACAGTTTGAATGTCACGCACATTTCGGAAACCGATGTTTCGAAGAACGGTGTCAAGGTTTGCTCCACCATTGCTTAGGGACTGCAGGCCGTTTAGGAAAGCGTCAAATGCAACCTGGCCATCTTCTTTCCAGGCCTGCGCAAAAGATCCAGCAGTCATTCCTGAGATTTTTGCATAAGCCTCAAGTTGGGGACCGTTTTCAGAGATTGCTTTGTTGATTGCAGCAAAGGTACGAATGATAGAACCACGAGCGGCTTCAGGGGCCACGCCAACCGAGGAAAGTGCCGTTGCAAGACCCACAACATCGGGAGCAGCAAACTTAGCAAGTTTTGCTGTAGTAGAAATTTCTTTAGTCACAGAAAGAATCTGCTCTTCTGTCGCAACTGCTTTCACACCAGCGTACGCAATAGCAGATCCTAAGGCTTCGTAACTTACCTTAGTTTTCTCGTCAGAAAGCAACTCAATTGTGCGACCAAGGCCCATTGCTGTAGCATCTGCAGTCATTCCTGTAGTTGCAGAGAACTTGGCAACGGTTTGAGTAAAGCTAGACAATTCGCCCTGCGCGATACCCAACTGGTTACCAATGGTTGCAATGTCAGTGATCTTGCCAAAAGCCAAAGGGATTTCTGAAGCAATTTGCATCAACTCATAGCGCATGACTCTAGCAGCAGCACCAACCGCTCCACCAGTAAACTCTGTGGTTCGAATTACGTTAGCAAATGAACGCTCGTAAGAAATAGCGGCACCGGTTAATTGCTGGAAAGCCTGCAGTCCTGCGTATGAAAGAGCAGCGTAAGCAGCGGCAACATCGTAAAGTGCATAGCGCTCTCTAGCGCTATTTCTGATAGTAGCGTTTGCAGCATTTTCTCTAGCAGTATCAAATTTTTGATTCATTGCATTTGCCTGAGCATGAATCTTATTCATCTGCTCGCGGTCTTGCATTTGTTGTTTAATGCTGTTTGAGGCAGAAGTGCGCTGTCTCTGTTCCTGAGAAATCTGTCTATCTATAGCGCTAGAAAGAGTCTCGTGATCTTTTAGGCGAGCATCCATCGCCTTCTTGCGCATTTGTTCAGCCTGGAACTCGACCTTGGCATTATTGCGCTCAGTCTGGCCCATGGCGCGAGCCATCGCCTCTTCCTGAGCCATTGCACGGATTGCCTCATTAGAGCGAGATCTGCGATCAGCCATGTCGGATGAAGCGCCGGAACCGACAGTAATTCTAGGGGAAATGGCATTGATATTGGCTAATTTAGTTTGCAGTCTAGTAACTGCAGCCTCAGCCTGACCAACGGATGCAAGAAACTTACTTACATCAACATTGATTTGTGCATCAAAATTAAGTGCCACAAAAACCGCCTAAGGTTATAGAAATCTATCTCTATTCTACCTTATTCTTTTCAGCCCAAGCCCGGTAGAATTGGGCCCTAGAGGGCATGTCACTTTTATCGTAAGTGTAAGCCACGATGTATGGGTACTGGCCGTGCTTCTTCTTGGAACTTTTTTTCTTATCTTCGGCTTCTTGCCAGCGATCCAACTCGGCCTTTGCAAAGCAAGTTGCAGTCTTTATTTTAAAGCCGACGTTCCCCGCGTCTTCGTTTCGGCAAATCCAGATAGGATTACCGCAATCTTTACAAGTTTCATCTTCAAGCATTTGCATTGCTTCAATAAGTAAAAAGTCAAAATCAGTCCAAGGATCAGTTGGCTGCTCTTTGAACATTATTGCGCTGGGTCGAATCCCAACATTGATAGCCGCTTTGATCTTTGAGATATACTGGCGGTTGCTATCCCATGTTAGGACTTCGGTAAAAAACCCGCGTCCGTCAATCCTTTAAAATAGGCGCTTGCAAGTGTAAGTTGCTCCATCTTTTCAACGAGTAGGTCCCAGACTTCTTTAGGGAAAGTGTTGTAAAAGTCTTTTGCATCTTTGGCTTCAAAAACTCGCTCATCAACTTCGCCGGCAGCGTTTTCAACGCGCACAATGTTGGCAGCAACTAAAGCAATGGTCCAGGCTTTTAGCCAGTCGTTGGTGTTTACCTTGTTGCCAAAGGCATCTTTTTCACTAGGGTAATCCTTGTTGCATTTTTCGCTAACTGCCTCTACCTCGGCCTGTGTGACACCACGCATGTGGAAAATAACCTTAGAAGCAATAACTTCATCAGCGATTTCTTTAGCCTTGGCTTCAAGCGACTCTATTACTTTAGAGTCAAGTTCAGATGCAATCTCTTTATTGATCTTGTCAAGACGGTAAGCGGCATCAACATTTAAGTATGCGGTTACGGTATCTTGCGGCAAAGCGCGGCCTTTGGCAAACGCTGCAATATCAAATACGCCCTTAGATTGGGCTTTCTCGACAAGTTTTAAAACTTCGTCAGGTGTGGTTTCTTCGCTCATTTTTTCGCCCTTACAATTTACCCATTTGAAAGTTTAAGGTCGGGGAGAGCGAATGGGCGCAAAACTCTCCCCGACCAGTCTAACTTAGGCTACGGCAGCAACGTTCACGTTCAACTTGCCCTGAGGCTGGAAGTTGACCATAAACTTAACGCTGTCTTCACCTTCGGTGTTGTCCATAGTTGCGTCAGCGATGAACTTGAAAACGTTCAACTTCTGAGTTGCAGCAACTGCAGTGCTTGTAGGAAGCCCGATACGGGTCACTAGGAAGCCTTCTGGGCGTGAACCGTCAGTTGATGCCTTGAAGGTATCAAATGCGACTGCGTAAGCGCCTGTGGACTCTGAGGTGATTCCACGGAAGAAGGTCAAGGCACCGTTGAACTGTGCGAATCCACGAGACTGAACAGCGCCGGTGTCAAGGATACCGCGGTCGTCAATCTTGTTAGAGTCGGTTGCACCAAGGTCATAACCATCCCAAGCGATTGCTTCGGTTAGGTCAACTGAGCCAGCTGCAGACAAGTCTGAGATATCTGGTGCAGCAACCCATGCGTCTTCAGTTCCGGTGATGTTCGCTGATGGAACCCACCAAACTTTGATCTTACCGTTTGAGGTTGACTTTGTGCCAACAGATGCAGCAAGTGCTGGACCAGAACCTGCAGTACCTGCACCAACGGCAACGTTGATAGCAACTTCACCAGTGGTTAGGAAACGAGCACCAATGCGAAGCATTTCGCCATCGCCAACAATGTCAATAGGGAAATCGGTCTTTACTCCGAAAACAGAGATCAAGTCGCCTGCAGCAAAAGCAGCAGAGTGAACCTTACCAATGCGCTTGATGATGTAATACTTTACATCTGGAGCAGCAAATAGGTCACGGAACTTGTTGTAAACAGAGGTTGCTGTTGGGTTCTCGTCACGGAAACCGTCTAGAGAAGCCTCGTAGTTGTAGTAAGTAGGTGTGCTGACGTTAGCGTTGTCCACAATCGCAAGCGATGTGTCAGCGTCTGAATCAGCCTGGTTTAGTGTATAGTCGTCAGTAACGGCTGGAGAAATGTTGAATACATTAGTTGCGCTTGTGATCTCAGTCAGCGTAGGGGCTGCCCAGTTAGCAAACGCAGTAGCGGATGCAACATAAATACCAACGTTAGGACGAAGCATTTTTGTAGGCATATGCTTTATTCCTTGTCTTCTTTAATGTTGTTTTTTGACTCAGACTCTACAGCCTTAGCCATTGGAGCTGGCTGCTCCTTTTGGGTTGTTTCTTTTTTTGGTGCAGCCTGAACATCATCCTCAACGAGAATTAGATCCTTGCCCAAAACTGGGTGTCCCACATAGTGAGCTGGCACTGACATTACTTTCTCAGTGCGTGTGTTTTTTACCAAAGGCATACTAAGATTCCTTTCGAATCATATCTATGATACCACAGTATTGACTACGAACGTAAATGGCACCTCGGCTATAAAGTGCTCTGGTACGCCATTTCCGTCAGTATTTGTGTAAGTTCTGCCACCTGCAGTTAGTCTAAGTTCTCCAGCGTCAACTGGCTTGAAGCCAACAAGTTTGTCGCGAACAAGGTCGGCAACCTGTCTTGCGGCTCTTTCTGTTGGGGCGGTGCAGCGCACAACTGCATAACTAATGCCTACGTTGTTGCGAACAGAAGTGATGCCTCGACCACGGCTGCTTTCAGCCATGTCGCCATAGAAAACCACAATGTAGGGCAGGAACAACTTGTTACCAGCATGTTTAATCTTTACATTCTCTGGCACAGAAGTATCGTAAACATCCTGAGGAAGTTCATTCAATTTAGTAGTGATTTGGTCGTGGACCGCTAAAAGATTAAGACTCATTATGCACCTGTACCTGACACGCTAAAACCGTTTGCCTTAGCCGATGAGCGAAGTTTCTCCTCAACAACAATTTTTGCACCAACATTGTGAACAGTCTTCTTGCCTTTGTTTATCAAGCCCATGCCGACATTTTTGCCAACCCCGTAAGTTCCAGCATCCTGCTGGGCAAAGTAATCTTCACGGTTTTTAATCCAACCGAACTTACCGGAAATCTTTGTGTTAGTAACCTTGGCATCTTCTGCCTGCACACTGCGGAACATAGTGCCAGGATTATCCTGAACAGGGCCAATGCCAGGGTTTGCATTACCAATACGGGAGCCGTAAGGATAGCCATTAATCGCGTTCTTCTGCTCATGCCAAGAGGTGCCAGTAGGGCTTCCCTCGGCAATGTGCTCGCGCATGTAGTCGGCACCCTCATCAAGTGCAGCACTGACAGCCATAGCTCCTGCAGCCTTGACTTTAATAGTCCAATTAATCATTGCGCCTCTAAAATCTTGAAGATTAGGCACTAGGATCGGCCTCCATGTCAGCCTCGCAAACTATGGTGCGCTGCCAAGCATTAGAACTATTTATCACAGACTTCACAATAAAAATAAACTTAGTCAGTTGAGTCGCAGACGGTGAGGTGTTTACAATTACATAATTGCCAGGGCGGATATCTGCCATAGCCCCATTTGAGCCAGAAAGAGTGTTTCCGGTAATATCCAACTGCATTTCAACTTCTTGAATGGTTGTGTTGTTTCCGGTTACGCTGCGGTTTGAGCCATTTAGTTTAGGCTGGATTCTGGCACGACCAGCCCAGATGGCGGTCTCGTTAGAATCAAAAGTATTAGTTGTTGGGTTGTAAACCCTGGCTGATTGGTTCTCGTTGTAAACAGTTATTGTGGATAACTGGAACGCACGAGAAAGACCGCGGTTATGATCTATCCACCGCGGATCTAAAGCCGGTCTTGCATTGATTGCCATTAAAAAGCATTTCTATTAAAGTCTACGATTTCAAAAGCGTCATAAGAATCATTGAAGTCATCTTGATCTGCCTGGCGGTTCAACTCAACAGCCTGAGCCCTAAGTTCGGCACCAAGTTTAGCCCCATCGGTCTGCAGGTCATCTGTGCGAATAACCTTGTTGATAAGCGCCTCAGAAGTTGCCAGGACCAACTTAGCCTGGGCTGCTGCTCGCTTGACATTGTTTGAGTACATTGTCGCGAACGCCTGGATCTGGGCATCACTAAAAATAAAGGCAGCAGCAGTCGCAGGGTTAGACAAGTTTGCCAACTGCTCGACATCTGGCACAAGCAGACGGATCTGCCCAATCACTGTTGAATAATCAGGGGGACTGACATCTGGAATTACTGGCATGACTCTATTCTACCTTATACTATTTAGACTATTTGGTAAGAGCAGCAATCTGAGCTTCGGTTAAACCCAAGGCTACAAGTGCTGCTACCGCAGCGGCTTTGTCAGCAGCAATCTGAGCTGCTTCTGCTTCGGCTATTGCTTGTTGTTCTGCATAAGCAGCAGTGTCAATTTCACGCTGGGCAATTTCCTCAGCAGTTAGCGGAACAATAGTCTGTTCGCCTGTTGAGCAGTCAACAACAATTTTTGTTAGTGTTTCAGTCATTTATTTATTATTCCTTCTATGGCGTAGGTGATATAGATATTGAGTCAACTAAAAAGTTGCCATCGGATTGAGCATTAGAAAAATCAATTCTAATACTTGTTATTGTATTGTTTTGCCAATCCGTGCCACCAAACGTAAGATTATGCATATCAAATACTAGAGTCTTGTAGTTACCATCCCAAGTTGGCTCATTAAAGGCCATTCTATAGTTGCCATCAAAACTATGACCTGAAGTTGTATAAAATACACTTCCATCCCATGTTGCTGATTGACCGGCACTAGACTTCTTAAATGTAATTTTTACATATCTATTGGTAGATCCAGATATTGAAATATTTGGGCTAATAATAAATGGATCGTTACCAGTTGGATTAGTACTTAGTATTCCGCCAGATGTAGAAAGGCTTACGTTACTTCCGTACCAGCCTTCGGTGCCAGAAACAAAATCATAAAACAAAACAGGTATGTCTGCTCCGCCGGAGCCTTTTAAGATTCCATAAATAGATGCGGTGCTGTATTGAACCCAGTTGCCATCAGGTGCAATATACATACTTGTCAGGGCTGATGTATTGTTCCAAAGGGCCGCAACAATACTATGCCTAACTGCAGTTGCGTTATTTTCATTGACAATATCTATAGATGTTGTTTTGGCAACTGATGAGGTGTAGTTGGGAATATAAAGGCTTGCGCTAATAAAAGTGTTGCTTGTTGATTCAGGTCCCTGTGCATTTGTATCAACTCGGTGAAAATCTAAACCAGATTGCGATTGAGAATATGCGTCTGTTCCTGTTCCATACAAACGCCTAAGTGAATAAGCACCAGCACCGCTGCCATTGTATTGAACATAAAAAGATGGATTGGATGTATTAGACCTGCCTGAAACTACTACATAAAGGTCTGTATATGTTTGTGGCAAGGTTCCAAAGTCAATTCCGGCAGCCCCACCTGCACCAACTGTTACTGTGCTAATCAAAGTCATGCTCATGCTGATACTCCGTAAAGTGCAATAGTTGTACCAGCAGCAAAAGAACCAGCACCAGGAAGAAAATACATGGTAGTAATTGCAGCAGTATTAGCCCAGCGACCGGCAATGGCCTCAGTTCCAGAAAATGTGCCATCTCCTTCTTGGCTTGAGTTTCTTGCAAGATAAGATTTGTGCTTGTCTGTTGACGAATAATCAAAGATGTCTAAAGTTGCGGAAGATAAAATTGAACTATTTGTTGCGGTCAAAAAATTAAAGTGAGCCGATGAACTTGTGTTTGCTTGACTGGTTGGTGTCGAACTTGCAGACCTACCAGCCATTGCAACTTTTGAATAAGTCGCAGTTCCGTCACCATTGAATTGAAAAAGAACATTGGCAAGCGATGTAGTTGTTCCCATAAAAACAACTCTTAAGTCACGATAAGACTGACTAATGCTTGA